GAGTGAAAAATATAAATATGCGAATGAGACCATAAGGGAAAAAATGAAAAAATCGGGAAAAATGTTGACTTTTTCATATTTTTTTGGGAGGTATGGTGTAAAACCACTCAATGCATAAATGATAAGGGTCTTTTTATAAAGTTTCATCGACACCAAAGCAAATATGGTATGGAATTATTATTTTTTGAAACGATGGTGTAAAAAATAACGCTTTTACACCATACAAAAATGAGAATTTCGAGGGTTTAAAACAAGAATCGCGATTTTCGGGGATGTTTTGATAATTTTTTTATAAAAACAGATGAATGAAAAAAAAGCAAAAGATCCCCGTTTTTTGAAACTTTTTTTTTAAAAACTTTTTTGGACAATTATTTTTGTCCATTTTCGAAAAATAAAATAGAGTCTTGAAAAAGAAAATTCCATTTTTTTTGTGTTTTTTTTTGACGACTTTTTTTCACATTTTCTTATGATAACAAGTAAGAGTGAAAAATATAAATATGCGAATGAGACCATAAGGGAAAAAATGAAAAAATCGGGAAAAATGTTGACTTTTTCATATTTTTTTGGGAGGTATGGTGTAAAACCACTCAATGCATAAATGATAAGGATCTTTTTATAAAGTTTCATCGACGTCAAAGCAAATATGGTATGGAATTATTATTTTTTGAAACGATGGTGTAAAAAATAACGCTTTTACACCATACAAAAATGAGAATTTCGAGGGTTTAAAACAAGAATCGCGATTTTCAGGGATGTTTTGATAATTTTTATTACACCTTTGGACATTTGAAACGCCGATTTATTTACAATAAAATTGAATTAAATATTATTTATGATATCATAAATGTTTCGAAAAAAATAATTTCAATAATAATTATTACCATAATGCGTCATCATTTTTTAATAAAAATAAAAATAACAATATAAATATAAATTAATAATAACACATAATAAAAAATTATATTATTAAATAGGAAATTGATAATGGTTAATTATGAATTTGGGAAGGTTTATAAAATTATCGGGAACGGTCTTTTATACGTAGGTTCAACAACGAAGCTATTATTATGTCAAAGGTTTTCTGAGCATAGACGTAGATATAAATATTGGTTAAATGGAAAAGGTAATTATATATCGTCATTTAAGTGTCTTGTTGACCCAAATTGTTATATCGAACTTCTTGAATTATGTCCATGTCATAGTAATGACGAATTACGAATTTGTGAAAATAAATGGATACAAGAGTTAAATTGTGTAAATCAAAACAATGCTGTTGACAAAACCATTGAATTAAGAGCTAAAAAAATATCAAAAAAAAACAAAGAATCAGATAATTATCAAGTAATATCTAAAAAAAAACAAAATTATAACCAAGAAAATATTGAAGAAATATCTAAAAAAAAATTCAATAAATTTTCTTATAATTGTGATGCGTGTAATTACACAACGACCAGAGATAGTCAACGCAAGCGTCATGAGATGACATCTAAACATAAATTATTAATAAAAAAAAAAATAAATGAATCTAATTCGAACATTTGCGAATGTGGTAAAAAATATGCATTCGCATCAGGTCTTTGTCTTCATAAAAAGACATGCATTTATCTCAAAAATAAATCATCAGATGATTATATGAATCAAATAATAATGAAACTATTGAAAGATAATGAAGAAATAAAGCAAATGATTATTGAACAAAATAAACAACAAATACAGAATATGATGCAAAAACAACAATTTTCAGGGATGTTTTGATAATTTTTATAAACACAATGAATGAAAAAAAAAGCAAAAGATCCCCGTTTTTTGAAACTTTTTTTTTAAAAACTTTTTTGGACAATTATTTTTGTCCATTTTCGAAAAATAAAATAGATTCTTGAAAAAGAAAATTCCATTTTTTTTGTGTTTTTTTTTGAGGACGTTTTTTCACAGTTTCTTATGATAACAAGTAATGTCAAAAAACACAAATATGTGGTTGACACCATAAGAAAAAAATCGAAAAAATCGGAAAAAATGTCTAATTTTTCAGATTTTTTTTAATGGTAGGGTGTAAAAACACCCTATGCACAATTGGTTAGGATAAAAAATAACATTTTAAATTTAGATAAATGATATATGGTGCGACAATTTTAAAAAATGAAATGATGGTGTAAAAAAAAATAGAAAAATGTGTAAAAGCACCACCCAAAAATGAGAATTTTGAGGGTCTAAAACAATAATCGCGATTTTCCGGGATGTTTTGATAATTTTTAAAATAATATAAATATAAAAAATATAATATAATACAATATATATTAAACATTAATTTAAAAAAATAAATTTACATATAATATTTAAGATGATTTATAATTGTAATGTATGTAATTTTAAATGCAATCGAAAGGTTGATTATAATAGACATTTATTAACAAAAAAACATAATAAAAGAATAAATAATATGTTATCAACAAATGATCATAACGAAGAACACGATCAATCTGGCGATAATGATTGTATAAAAATAAGCAATCGAATCATAATGAAACTATTAAAAGACAATGAAGAAATGAAGAAAATAATTATTGAACAAAACAAGCAACAGACGCAAATTATGATACAGCAGCAACAACAGCAGCAACAGCAGCAAGAACAACAACAGCAAATCATTGAAATGTTACCCAAGATGTGCATCGGAAACATTACAAACAATAATAATACGACAAATATTAAGCAAAAATTTAATTTGAATTTCTTTTTAAATGAGCAGTGCAAGGACGCGATCAGTTTATGCGATTTTGTGAAATCTCTCAATATAACGTTTGACGATTTGAATGTGACGAGAGAAAAGAATCTGGAAGAAAGCGTGGGCTCGATTTTTTTACGCGGACTCAAAGATCTCGATGTGTTTAAGCGGCCGATACACTGCACCGATTCGAAGAGAGACATCATGTACATTAAAGACGAAGACATATGGAAAAAAGACGAAGGAAATGAAAAAATAAAAAGTTCGATCAATGAAATCTCTCGAAAACATGTAAAGGTTCTAAAAGAGTTGAAAGATTCAGACCCCGAAATAAAAACAAATGAGGTAAAACGCGATGATTTTATTTTAACGATGAATCATGTTTGCACTCCGATTCCGGATTCCGGAGAGAAGCGCATCATTAAAACAATTTCAAAAGAAGTTACTGTTGCTTCAGTATGAATTGTGTTCTTTTTACTTTGTAGTACGCGGTTCGTAATGTCCGCCACTCCATTCTAAATTTAATTCGAGAGAATGGGGTTGAGCATTTTCAGATTTTAAGGGTAAAAATTCTATTTTATTATTTTTATTCTTATTTTTATTATTATTATTATTATTTGAATGACGAGAACGAATATCGTGCACAATAATGCGCGCATTCCAAATATTGCACGCACACTGTATTTCGATTGCTCCGCCCCATGTCGAAGATTTTCGCATTTTTGAAATATAATTTTGGGAACTGGACGCTTCCATCTCCAACACGTCGCGGGTTTCCATGCCTTCTAAAATGGGTAAATTTTTTTCTAAATAATCGCAAATGCGCTGTCGAATACCATTTGGACCTCCGTCTTCTTTAATAAAATGTGACATGCTATTAAATAAACAACTCATGATTTTAATGTTATTTTTATATTATATATAAAAATTGTTAAAATAATAATAAACTAAAAATTAATATTTTATATAGGTTAATAAACTACTTAAAGACAACTGTTTATTATTATATAGCGTTAGGCGAAAAAAAGCTTGGCTTATGGACACGTAGCTCAGTCGGTAGTCAGCGTGATGCTGTTACGAAATTTTACAGTTACATCAAGGTCATAGGTTCGATCCCTGTCGTGTCCGTCTTATTATAAATATTTATAGATATTTAATATAAATATCTATAAACCAAATTCGTTTAAAGATAACGATAGAGATCTAATCATCAAATATGATTTATGAAAATGTGGTAGAAGAATTCAATAAAAAAGGGTGTAAATTACTTGTTACAAAAGAAGAATATAATAATATTATAACTATTACTAGAAACAATTATAGATTAAAATATATAGCTTCTTGTGGACATGAGCATATAGTTTTTTACAACGTTTTTAAGTCAAGAAATACAGGAATTATATGTCCAAGTTGTAAGAATAAGGAATTAGGTAAAAAGGTAAAAGAACAAATACAAAATAATGAAATAAATAGAATAGGTAAAATTGAGCAAGAATTTAAATTTATAAAAGAATTTCAGTTATTATTGGAAAAAGATTTTGAAACTATCAAAGCTTTTGATGGTTGTAAAGTAGATATAATATTAAAACCTAAAGAAATAAATGATAATAAATGGATTGGTATTCAAGTTAAAACATCAAAAACGGCTAATTTATCATATAGTTTTCATATAAATAATAATTACAAAAATTGTTTAATTTTATTATTTAGTGTAAATGACCAAAATATGTGGATAATTCCTGAAAATATCATAGGTAATCAACAAAAAATAAGTATAGGATATAACAAATCAAAATACAATATTTATAAGGTTAATAATGATGAACTAATAAATAAATTACATAATTTTTATATAAACACAACCAAATTTGAATTTGATATATTGAATACCCCGACAAATATTTATCAACAAAGAGAACAACTATTTAAAAATTTCCGTCAAGAAACAATAAAGTTTATTGATTTTAATTATGATGAAATGGAAGGAACTGTTTATGACTTTAAAATCAATGGTTATAAAATTCAAGATAAGACGGCTAAATTATGTGAAAAACGAAACAGGTCTGTTTTTCAATTATGCAAAAATAAAGGTACAATAGAAGGCAAGAGAAATCAAGTTCAATATGATATAAATGATAATAATTTTTACTGGTTAAATTGCGACAATAAACAACATTTTTTTGTTATTCCTGAAAAAAATTTAATTGAAAAGGGATTTATAGGAAATAGTGAAGAAAACAAAAATAAGATATTTTTAAAAATAACCATCAAATATGAATTACATTATAGACATAAATGGTTAACACCATTTATATTTAATTATGCATCTATAAATGAAACGTCAAACAAAACAAGATTATTAAATTTACTTAAGTAAACATTTCACATTGGTTAGTCATATATATACACATATGAATAAGCATAATTGTTATTATAGAAAATGAAGAAAAAAATACATCCTGGGGGTTTTGATCCGCCGACCTCATGATTATGAGTCCTGCGCTCTGCCGCTGAGCTAAAGGGGTTTAAAGGTTGCTCCAGTGCCTTGATGCACCTGTGCGATGTGGGGGACATACTATCCCCCTGACCCCTTGCCTATATTGTAAGGAGGGGTTAAAGGGGAACCTTGGGTTCCCCTCTGAATACCGACAACCCGTTTCGATCGAGTGACCTCGGAGTTATGAGCCCCGCGCGCTGCCCCTGCGCCATGTCGGTTTTTAATGGAATATATGTATTTTTATATTCCATATATTAACATGAGAAAATTATTTAAGTCCTTTTTTCTAAATATATATAATTAATTATTTTTTCCTAAATATTTCCTAAATATTTCCTAAATATTTCCTAAATATTTCCTTTAAAATATAGATTTTAAAATATACTTTTTTCTAAATATTATTTTTATTTTTTTTATTTATATTCCATCATCAAATTTTAAAGTTGTCGGTTGCATTGGGAGAGATGTTGATTTCCTTTTTAAAGCAGGAGTAAAAGAGCGAGTGGAAGAAGCAGGAGCAAAAGAGCGTGTAGAAGTGCGAGCAGGAGAAGCAGGAGCAAAAGAGCGTGTAGAAGTGCGAGCAGGAGAAGCAGGAGCAAAAGAGCGAGTAGAAGTGCTAGAAGGAGGAGGAGAAGTGGAAGAACTGGAATCAGAGGAAACTTGAGGAGGAGGAGGAGGAGCGGAAGAACTGGATTCAAAAGAAACGGTATCGGAATAAGGAGATGGAGAACCTACATATTCTTCATTTGTATTCGGAGGAGATTCATATTCATCACCATATTGTTGTTTAAGAAATTCTTCAGCAACGTTTTGCGGATCTAGTAAAGTGGTGGCATTTTCCATTTCTTCATTTATCCATTCATTCAATGACGGTAAAATTTGTTTATAATCATTATCCGTTAAATTATTTTTTACAATGGATTTTACCAAACTTTTAAAATGACGCGGAATAAACTGATTTTTATTGAATTCTTCTGCACCTTGTTGATATAAGAGTGACTCTGGAACGTAAAGTTCGGGCGAGTCGTACATGACATCATACAATTGTTTTTTCAGGGACGCTTCTTGAACGGACAATTTCATCGCTATTTTTTCTTGAACGATTGCAAAGAAAATATCGAGTCCTGTTTTGTAATCTTCTTCGCAATCAGTGTAAAGGTTGATCACAATTCGCCGCGTTCGAACGACGAGAGATTGGAGTTTATTATAAGGGAGCGAGGGATTTATAACTACGCCGTTGATATTGCCGCCACCGCTTTCATCGTATGTGTAGACAAACATTTCCGATAAAATTTCGAGTAATTTAGAGCGATTACTTTCGGCGCGTTGAATCATTTCTTTAATGTGTTGCACGTACTCTGAAAACAGTCGTTCTTTTAATGAACCGACAACTCCTTTCAAAAAAATACCAATTCTTGCATTATCTTCGTCATTTTTTTTACGGTCGCGTTCATTATAATAATAAAACATGCGTTCTTTTTCCAAGTCGCGACGTTCTTTATCTCGACGCTCTTCTCTCTTTTTTTCATCTTCGTCGTCGCTCACCCCTCCTTTTTGTCCCCTGCATTCTTCGTCATTGTTATATGTTTTAAGAGGTATTTGATCCATATGACGAATGGTGTCGGGGGCATCTTTTCCCGTGAATGCGGTATATAAAAATCGCGCATCTTCTTTCTCTATTTCGCCGTTATCGTTTTTGTATAGCTCTTGAAGCGCTTTCATACCCGGTAAATCGGTGAAACGCAGTGGGTCTCCATTTTTTGACAGGTTGGTTTTACAAATATTGGGTTTTACAAGGAAATCGCCGTCACTGTTTTCATTTAACTCGCGGTTGACGAGTTCTTCAATGCGATGAGTGCAAAAATCCAAAGACGGTGTTTCTTTTTCTTCTTTTGTTTTCTCTTTTTTATTCGATTCGATTTTAAAAGATGGATTCATTGTGCTTATGATGCATGCAAACAAGTGAGCAAACAGCACATAAAATTTTGAAATTTGTAGACATTTTTTTTTAACATTTTGAATTTGCGGAGTTTTTATTTTACTATCATTATGTTTCTCCGAGGTCTTTACTCGACCTTCGACGTGCGTTTGATTATTATACAACTGTTGTCTTAATAATTCGAGGTCGACCGTGTCTTTACTTTGCTGAAAAACCCTTGTTGCCTTTTTCACCAAACGATTGCATTTTTTTTCATTTGCAAGATTTGTTAAATCGGTAAAAGTTGAATCGAGTATAACTTTTGTTACGGCTGCATCAATGTGTTTTCTTAACTCCATGTTGGATTCGGCGGAAACTTGTGCGGAAAATGAAGCTCCCATTTTTTTTATTTTTTATTATTGAAATAACAATTTAATTTACCTTTTTACTTTATATGAGGAGAATTTTTTTGCTTGTTAATATAGTTAATATATATTAAAAAGTTGTTTTAAATAATTTATTTATTGTACATTTAATAGTTTTTCATTTTTGTCAAATTACTTAATTATGTTAAATTTACACCCTTGAAGATTTAAAATGAGACAAACAAATGTCAAAAAATAAAAACTTCAAGGTTTGCTCGTTACAGAGCGTGTAATTTATGAGTTTGTTGTATCGTCAAATACAACTGATGAGTTTTAATGTGTTTCTTTTATTATTCCTACCTAAAAAACCCTTATTATAAAAGAAAAGCAGGAACTGCACGAACAATTCATTATAGACCTCTCACTATTCATTGTTATTATATTATAATATTTTATATTTAAGTTGTTTTGTCTCATTTTAAATCTTCAGCGGTTTAAATTAAACCCTATAACGTTGTTAATTTTATTTTTTACATTGTGTTTTTTAAAAGTGTGTTCATATGGATCATAGTTGAGATAACGCGTATTGAAAATGCGCTTATTTAAAAACGTACAGTAGTAATCATGTAATCCGTGTGGCTTCATAATAATACTGGCAAGAACACCTTTTTGACTTTCATCGCGATTTGTAACTTCAAAAAAAAGCTGATACTTTTTATCATTATTAATAAAAACTTGAGACATTGGCATGTTATTGTAATGAGATTTGACATGCATCAAAATATTATTAAACATGTGAACAATTGACCAATCCCAGTATGCGTAGGACTCTTTGCGATGAATATAAAATTGAATGTACTCATCGATGCATTTTTTTAAAATATCGTCGTTTTTTCTTGCAGCAATAAAATGGGGATTAAAATTTCCATTTGATTTTGTGATGCAGGTAACAAAGTGAGATGAATGTATTAAATATTTGTCTAATGGAACAAGGGGGTGAATGTCTGCGTCCACATAAATGCCTCCATACTTGTAAAGAATACACAATCTCCAAAAATCCGATTTGATGGGACCGTCTGGTATAAACTTGAATACGCTTTGATGAAGTTCTGAGAATGTATCGAGTAAAAATTTTTCGCACATGGCATTATCAAATAATTTAATTTGGTACATTGGATTCAATCTTTTCCAATACTTGTATGTCATGCTTAAGCATGCTATATTTTTATGACAAATGTATATAATTTTTGGGATTTCTTTTTGAACACCATCGTCATGATTTATCAATTGTGTATGTGTTTCTTCTTCTGAAGTCATTTATATAATATAAAATATGTATGTAATAATATTATGTAATATTATATAAATAGTATTACATACTTATTTATCTAAATTTCACGAGTGTAAAATGACTAATAAATAAAAATAATTATAAAAGGGCGAGATATTACAGTGGTGATGCAGAAGGTTCCGGTTCTAACGGTGGTGCAGAAGGTTCTTGTGCAGAAGGTTTCTGATTGTATAATAAAAGTTGCACTAATAAATCCTCGACGCTGTTGGAATCTTTTTTTTTATTTAAATCTTTGCATTGTTTATTGCATGTAGCAGTTTTTAAATTGTTTTGAAAGGATGTAACGTTTTCTTCTAAAGAAACCAAGTTTTGTTGCAATGAATTAACTTGTGTATAAAGTTCGACATTTGAATTTAGACGTGCAAGATCTGCAAGAAGTTCATTTTCTTGAGATAATAATTCAGATTCAATTGTCATATGTAATAATATATTTAATAATAATGTAAAATATATTTTATATAAATAAATAAATAAAAATAAAATATAGTATTATACTAAAAATAAAATAAAAACACATTTAAAAAGCTGTATTAAATAGATGAGCTGTTCGAATTCTGACTCCCCGATCAATATATTGACGAATGCGAATGTGCTCAGTTGTCAAGTATTTTGTTCTTATATGCACCAATATAACGACAGCACGTGCACAGCAACGTATTTTCCGGACCACATTAAACTAAGCTATGACGCAACAACGAGCGCCGCCGTTACATTCAATAATGAAGGGTACAATGTGCGCGAAGTCAATATTTATGCGCCGTCCATTCACACATATAATGGTTCAAGTGCCGATGCCGAAATGCTCATCATTCATGATGGTGCCGGAAAAAAACTCATTGTTTCCATTCCGCTTGTTCAGTCAAATAATGCTGCAACATCGGCTAAAATACTGGACGACATTATCAGCAAATTTTCTTCAACGGTCGACAAGACAAAAACAAATGATAGTCAGCTTATCAATGTCCAAAATTATAATATGGAAAATTTTATACCGAATTCGCCTTATTATTTTTATATGGGCGGGGCGCCATTTTCGCCGTGCGACGGGCAGTATAGCTTTGTTATATTTGATAGAATAAAGAGTCCGGTGACGATTGGCAGCGACACGCTGAAAACGCTTACAGGACTGATACAACCGAGTGGAATTAAAGCAGTGTCGAGGAGCGACTATTATTATAATTCGTCGGGGCCGAATGTGAAGCCGGGTTCCGGAGGAAATCGGGACGAAATATACATTGAATGCAATCCGACGGGCGAAGACGGAGAGATTTTGTTTCAGACACCGCCGCCGAGTTCGGATGCTTTAAGTGGGTTAAGCATGGATAATTTAATGCACAATCCGTATTTAAATGTTGCAATTGGAATTGGGCTGTCATATATGGCACTAAAAATAGTGGGTAAAATATTTAGTTAATTAATAAAAAAATATTTTTTGTTTTTTTTTATTTTTTGTTTTTTATTTTTTTTTAATGAATTTTTCCATTTTTTTACATATTTTATCTCTCTCTTTTTTGTTTATGTTTGTTTGTTTATTTCATATAATGTTTTTTATTCATAAAGTACTTAAATATGTTGGAGTGCTATAATAATGCCGCAAACGTGTTGGCACGTGCATGTTGCGTGAAAGTCAGGTTTTACAAAACAAGGGAAGCATTCAAAATCGGGCACAAATGTTTTTTTTGCAATTTTTTCAAACATTTTTCTTGTAATTTTGTCAATGTCTTCAAATGCTGAACTTGTCACGGTTGAAGATGTGTGAAAAGCATGGAAAGTGATTTTGAAATCAAAATTTGTTGAAACTTTGGACTGTTTGTTAGTCACGAATACAATTTCATCGATTTCCAGCTTTGAAATTGCAAGGGTATCTGAATCAACTTCTTCATTGAAGGCGCGAACTGTGACTGAATTTCTTAGATGAGAAAGAAGATCCGTCAATGCGTACTGAGAAATGCTGCTTGAATCCATATTGACACCGGAGAATCCAAAGTTGAAGTAAACGGTGACTTCGCTTGAAACAGATCTGGTGACTTGCATTTTGGCGGTAAAAACGAGTTGTTGGAATGAAACCTATATAAAAAATAAAAATAAAAAAGATTTTCAATTTTTATTTTCTTTATTGAAGTTTTTTACATTTTTTTACATTTTTTTACATTTTTATACATTTTTTTTTACATTTTTTATAATTTGGTGTTTATATATTATTCTCTCAATCTCTCTAAACGCTGGAATTCAAAATCTAGAATAATTTTCTAGATTCTTACAGCATCGTGCGTATCGTTTAGAATGGGTCGATACGTCCCTTGCACTGCGATACTGTCTTGAAACGGCGCCATTTTATGCACGACTTCTTCTTCAAGAGTAATAGGAGTGTCATTCAAACCAGAAAAATAGTTTGACTTTTGTACTTCGCTTGGCAAAAACAAGCTCATTCCGGCGGTTCCAGTGCTGACACGAGAACGCTGAATGAAAATGATTAGCGCGACGGCTCCAAGTGCAGCAACGAGCCAAATTTTAACGGATTTGCATAGAAGAATGAAGAGACCGGCGACAACGAGGTAACCGCCTACAGTATCTACAAAGGATGCAAGGAAATAAGGCGTCCGAATATTGAATAAAATGTAAATAATAAATAGAATAAGTAAAAGTAGTTCGCTTTGATTGTCTTTGCGCGTTAATGTTCTAAATGTTTCCATTTTATTTTCAACAAATATTAATTATTATTAATATAAATATATATTTTTTTTATTTTTTATTTAATATATTTATATATATTTATAGGTAATCAAAAATATATTTATATTTACATATTTTATATGGACATATGGAGCGAAACAACGCGGCGGTCCTGATTTTTTTCCTGGAGGTAGTAAAAAAATAAAATCAAAAAAAAATAGAAAAGTACATTCTAAAAGGCGTTCAAATACACGACGGCGTCGTCGCAATTTTTATAAATAAAAATCAGATAAACTGAATTTATAAATATTTATAAAAAAATTGAAACATTTTTTATAAATTCATTGTCATGTAGATACAGATTAGATTAATAAATCAAACAAATGAAAAAAGCAATAGAACAACAACAACAACCGAAACAACAGGAAAAAAATGAAGTAGTCAAATTAATAAAAGCATATCTGGGATATCAGGGATACTCCATTTTTAAAGAAACGCTTTCGGTGGAAGAGCAACATACAATAAGGAAGGAGCTCATGGTGAATGCGCACATTCCTAAATCACCCGTTCAACCCGCGCCGTTTCCCGTGTATCGCGAATCGTTGCTCAAATTATATGTTCCGCGATATTTTGGAATGGAACGCTACGGGTCAAGCATCGAAAATAAAATAGCGCCGGGTGATAAAATTGCCTTGAAATTTGCAGGCGAATTAAGAGAATACCAAAATGTGATTGTGGAAAAATACTTGAAAACGGCGACAACAAAAACGGCGAACTGTGGCGGAGGCGGACTTTTGGATGTGGATCCGGGGAAAGGGAAAACGGTGATGGCTCTAAAAATAATAGAACAACTTGCCGTAAAGACGCTGGTAATCGTGCACAAAAGTTTCCTGACAAATCAGTGGAAGGAACGAATTGAGCAATTTTTGCCTGGTGCCAGGGTCGGCACAATTCAAGGGCAAATATTTGACATTGATAATAAAGACATTGTTATTGGAATGGTGCAGTCGCTGTCGATGAAGGAGTACCCACAAAACGCGTTTGAGTCGTTTGGACTGACTGTATTTGACGAGTGTTTTCCATATGACACTTGCGTTCACACCTCTTGTGGCGCGCTACCCATTGGAAAATTATATGAATTATGGAATAAAATCAGTACCAGTACCAGTACCAGTACTAGTACCAGTAGAAGCAGTGATTATTTACCTGATATTTTGAGTTTTAACCGAGATACTAGAGCATTCGAGTATAAAAAAATGACGCATGCGTGGAAAAAGGTCAGGGAACAGCTAGTGAAGATACATGTATCTGACAGAAAAAGAGTGATTCGGTGCACTCCAGAACATAAAATATTAACGGTGTATAAAGGTTATGTGGAGGCAAGCGCATTAAAATGCGGAGATTTACTAATGTGCAAGTGTGAAACAAAATATAAATGCAACGACGGCGACATTGCACGCGGACTAAATGAAGACCAGTTGCAAATTGTGTATGGTTCTTATTTTGGAGAGGGTGACTTTCATAAATTTGGACTGAGACGATATAAAATCCAGTGGTTTTACAAAATGAAGTGGTTTCATACTCAAGATACTCAATCTAAATGGAACTATTTTCAGTGGAAAGTCGAAATGTTTGGAATTACAACCATGCGATGTGAAGCCGACAACGACAGAGTATGTGTAGAAACTGCAGCATTTGATGTGGACGTGAATTTGACGTGCGCGACACACAAGAATGAAAAATGTGCCGAAATGTTAGAAAAGTTGGATGAACGGGGACTAGCGGTTTGGTTTATGGATGGCGCAATTATAAAAAAGAAAAATAGTGGCGCGATTGACCTCGTGCATTTTCATACGCATTATTTTGATTATGAAAGCAACACGAAAATTGTAACCATGTTCAAATCCAAGTTTGGAATTGACTGCGTCGTTGAAAAATGCGACTCGGGATTTCAGTTGACGTTTAACGAGGAGAATTCACTAATATTGACAGATAAAATAAAAAAATATATACATTATGACCTGCGTTATAAACTTGATTTGCAACGCGATGATAATGGACAATTTGAAGAAAAATATAAGTGGAATAATAAATTCGAAACATGGGGTACAATTCCGGTAACATGTGTTGAACATGAAGAAAATGATTGCAAGAATAACAGCGTATACGACATTGAAGTTGAAGACAATCACAACTTTGTAGTAACGGATTCGTCGTCGTGTTGCGATAATGACGGCATCGTTGTAAGCAACTGTCACCACATGGGCGCGGAAGTGTTTAGTCGCTGCATGATGAAGCTGATGACAACGTACACGCTCGGGCTTTCTGGAACCATGCAGCGCAAAGACGGGCTTTCGAAAGTGTTCAAAATGTTTTTAGGGGATGTGATCCATAAGGAAAAGGCGGAATCGGAACACTGTGTTCTAGTGAAGGGTATAAAATATGTGGTAAATGACGACGAGTTCAATGAAGTGGAATATGACTATCGCGGAAACCCGAAATTCAGCACCATGATTTCAAAGCTGTGCAATTACAATCGACGCAGCGAATTTATTGTGGAGGTTGTTATAAAAGAGCTGGAGCACAATCCGGAACAGCAAATCATGATTTTGGCGCACAATAAAACGCTCATTCAGTATTTATTCAAAGCCATCGAATACAAGAAAGTTGCAACTGTTGGATATTATCTTGGCGGAATGAAAGAAGTGGATCTGAAAGCGAGCGAGTCGAAGAAAATTATTATAGCGACGTATGCCATGGCGTCCGAAGGACTAGACATTAAAACGCTCACCACGCTTATTATGGCGACGCCAAAAACAGATGTCTGCCAGTCGGTCGGGCGCATTTTGCGTGCAAAACATACAACTCCGGTTGTGATTGATATAATTGACGCGCATGACTTGTTTGTTAACCAGTGGCAAAAAAGAAAAGCATACTATAAAAAACAGAATTATAAAATCATTGTTACGGAAAACGGTTTATATCAAAGTGATGAGAAAAATGGATGCTGGTTGACGGCGTATAACCCTAAAGTAAAATCGATGACGACAGCTGAAAAACATGATAATAACGATGGGGATGATGAAGATGTAACAACGAATGTAACAAATAGAAAACACCCAGTATTGAACGGTACGTGTTTTCTATCATTTTAACTTTAACTTTATTATGCGGCGTTATACGTGTGTAAATAATCATTTCATAAAAGGTTTATTTGTTATCCTTTGCAAGAATCAAAAGGGGTGTGATAGTTATTGGCAATACCACTTAAACTTGGTTTCAAATGAACGCCGCCGATTGAATATCCGTTTGTATTCCCACCACGTTGCGTTTGCCGCCGACGCATTTTGCAAACACACTTGCATTTATGACACATTGGACACGACCTCCGACGACCGCCTTTCATAGTAACCGGTGTTCTTACTCCCCCGATGGTTGTATAAATATTGGAAGCGCCGCCGCCCGTGCACCCGGTTACAGCACCGGTTGGATCCGTAAATCCCCTTCCTGCAAAATGGGCATTATTGGAATTGGAATATTGTGCCGGTGTCAATATCATGGCGCCGCCTTTTTGTGAATGGCGTCTTGAACGTTGATGACGGCGACGACGACTACTTTTACTTTTTTGTTTTCTCGAGTAATGAGACATTTATATATTGTTTGTTACTATATTATTATTATATTATTTTTTTTTTCATTTCAATCATTTTAATATAACAAATTCCTTAATTATCATTTTTATTATCCTACTCATATTTTTTACGCGAAGTATTTTTCTTATTTTTATAACCATTTGAATTGACTGTATTTTTATTGAATTTATTTATTTTTTTGTTTATCTTTAGATTTAAACGGCTTTTAATTTTATTTTTATTTTCTTTTTTGTTAAACTGAACATCTATTTTTTTTTTTGCATTTATAATTTGCATTTCTAAAGTTTCAAGTTGTTTTTCTTTCTTTTTAAGATACATTTTTATATATTTTTTTATCTTCGCATTTATTTTATCTTCAAGTTCGTATCTATTTTTTACTTTTCCTATTTTCTTTTTAAGCGTTTTATTATTTTTTATATTTTTTAACTTGTTGACATCGTTCATAATGTCATTTAAAAATTTATTTTTATCGAAAAATCTTCCACCACCTGTGGATGCAAGTGTATTTTCAATTTTTGTTTTAAGCATTTCATTTAACTTATTTATGACATTGATGTCATTGAAATTTATATTAGGGTATATCGGTATTATATAATTTACAGGACCGGATATATATTCTTGTTTAATACTTAATGGGGTCAAATGCTTTAACTTATTATTTTGTTTCAATATATTATTCAGTAATAGCACTTTGAAAATAACATTTAAATACAAATTCATTAATAAGATGCGTTGTCGTGATATTAATTGCGGCGATGACCTCGATGATAATGACGATGATGATGATGATGACGATGACGATGATGATGACGATGACGATGACGATGATGATGAGGATGATGATGACGATGATGATGACGATGACGATGACGATGACGATGATGATGATGATGACGATGACGATGCTTGTGCTGCTGCTGCTGCCACTCTTGCTCTTACTGCTGCTGCTTTTAATATTGCTGCTGCTCTTTCTCTTTCTGATGCTGCTTGTGCTGCGGCTTGTGCTGCTGCTTGTGCTGCGGCTTGTGCTGCGGCTTGTGCTGCTGCTTGTGCTTCGGCTGCTGCTGCTGCTGCCACTCTTGCTCTTGCTGCTGCTGCTTTTAACATTGCTTCTGCTTTTCGTGATATTTTCGGTGGTGGTCCTGCTGCTGCTTCTGCTTCCGCTTGTGCTGCTGCTGCTTGTGCTGCTGCTGCTTGTGCTGCTTCTGCTTCCGCTTGTGCTTCCGCTTGTACTGCCGCTTGTACTGCCGCTTGTTCTTTCAGATATTCATTAATTCTTTCAACCAAAACACCAAAATATTCTTGATCATAATTTATTGTTTCTGTATCCAGTTTATCAAAATTATTAATTATTTCATCTTTTAGGTGAGGAACGCCTAATCTTATTAAATCTCCAGATATACTATCAAGGTACTGTATCAAGCGTTGTTTAAAAATTTCCTTTTTCTGCAGTTGCGGATTAGTAGTGACATTTTTCAAACATTTTTCAACGTTTGTATCCGAGGGATTCGGGCCAAGAAGATTATCGAGGAGCGTTTGACGGTCTTCAGGTAGCACCACAGGGATATTTTCGCGCTTTGCATGGGCCATATAATCCGAGTACTCCATGTCGAATGTGCGGACGCAATCGAGTACAGCTTGTATAGTATAAGGTACACCTGTGCCGTCATTACTTATAAAAAGAGTTGGTTCATTTAGGTTATACTGTATTCCATTCATTATGATTTCACCATTAGTCGCTATAGTTAGTGGAGTACCATTTTTTAGTGACTCCCTTAGAGTATTCACAAATGTTGATTGGTTAACTGGATCGATTACTTTTGTTTCTATTGACGATACTGGTTGTGACAATCCTGGTGCTACTGGTGCCATTACTGGTTGTTCCGCCGGTTGTGCCGCTGGTTCGGGTTTACATGTGACAATAACGTCAACCATAGCGATTTTTGGGTCCGTAAAATCATTCGCAGTTTTATCATCTGTCATTATTGTTCCATTTTTTTTAGCGAATACTAGACGTTCTCTTGAACAATTTTGAATAACTTTTTTTATAATTTTATCAAACATAAAATCTTTTATTTGTTTAATTGTACTATTAGGTGAATGTTTATAAGTCACAAATGATGTTGATGCATCGGATAAATAATATACAAAACGGACCATGTCGTTGTCGTCGTCAAACAATGAATCAACTTCTACATGTTCTACATGTTCTACATCAACATCATCATCACCAAATAAACTAAAAGAAGCAGGTGGCCGTTTCTGTCGTTGTATTTGCTTTTGGGTGGCAGAAGCTTTGTCATTATGCCATTCACCAGGAAAATCTACACTACTACCGTTTGTTGATATTAAAGTCCATTTTGAATTATTTATAGCCGCAGTTTTTAGTGAATTGAATTGTTGGTTGGTTAACTTAAAAATTATTTGAACAGTGGGTTCAAGATACGTTAAAGAAATTTCAGGTATGACTCCAAGTTTTTTCAGAAACTCTACAGTTTCAGAACTACGCGGTATATAACTACTTGTTAAAGTAACATCAAATTGAAATAGATTTTCAACTGTTGTAAACTTAATTATGTTATTATTATGTGAAAGATAATAAAAAATTTGGCCAGATTCTACTTGCGATTGTATTGCGGGTTGTTCTGATGGTTGCTGTTGAGCAGCTTTTAATTTGGCTGCTTGTTTTTCTTGAGCGATAGCTCTTGCTTCAGCGGCTGCTTTTGCTTCAGCGGCTGCTTTTGCTTCGGCGGCTGCTTTTACTTCGGCGGCTGCTATTGCTTCGGCGGCTGCTTTTGCTTCGGCGGCTGCTTTTACTTCGGCGGCTGCTTTTGCTTCAGCGGCTGCTTTTACTTCGGCGGCTGCTTTTGCTTCGGCGGCTGCTTTTGCTTCGGCTTTATAAGGAATGTTAAAAAATAGTATTCTACCCCTTTCGCTCACGATGATGCGACCTTGGTCGTTCGTCGAAACGCCGAATGGTTTATTAAGTTCATATTCGCCTTTGTCCCCTTTGTCGATAGTTTGAAGGTGTTGGCCATCGCTGTAGCGGAGAACCTGCACTCGATTATTATCCGTATCAGCTACAATTATGCGGTCTTCGCTATCGAGCGCAACGCTGCGGGGTTCATTAAATTGACCAACGCCCGAACCCTTGTTACCTATAGTGCGTATGTGCTGTCCAGTATTAGAATTCAGGACCTGAACGCGACTATTTCCACCGTCAGCCACTACAATATTGCCTTGTCCATCAAATGCAATGCTGCCAAAGCCGGAGATCTGCCCTGGACCACTACCTTTGCTGCACATGCTTCTCAAGAGGGAGCCGTCACTCACACGGTACACACGAATATTGCCGCGATCGAATCCGTTATACACGAACACGTTCCCGGAATTAACCGCAACACTGCTTGGAAGGTGTAAATCTCCAAGACCGATGGTTCGCACATGTTGACCGTTATCGTAGCGCAGTACTTGCACTTGATGATTATACGTGTCGGCTACAATGATATGGCCTTCTGCGTCGAACGCAACACCGAATGGCTGATTAAATTCACCATCGCCTGATCCTATTTGGCCTATAGTGCGGAGACATTCGCCATCGCTGAGTCGAACAACTCGAAGATGATTTTCGCCCATATCGGCAACAACAACATTTCCATATGAGTCACACGCCATGAGTCTCGGCAACTTGAAACACGTGACATCCTTAAAAAATTTTACACTATTCTCGTTAGTAACCGCTTCCAATGCCACACTGACTTGTGGTGGCTGTTGCTCTTGCTGTTGCTCTTGCTGTTGCTGTTGCTGTTGCTGTTGCTGTTGCTGTTGCTGTTGCTGTTGCTGTTGCTGTTGTTCTTGCTGTTGCTGTTGTTCCTCTTGTTGTTGTTGCTGCTGTAGTAGCAGCAGTTGCTCTTGCTGTTGGGCTTGATCTAAATCTTCATGCCATGAACCAGGAAATTTTATAGTATCATCATCAATATTACTGTATATTAATTTTAAAGTCCATTTTGAATTATTTCTAGCCGCATCTCTTAGTGACTCAAATTGTTTGTTACTTAAATTTAACTTTATTTCGCAATAGGTTGTGTTATCCTTACTGGTATCAACAATAGAAAATTCACGTATTTCTGTTTTTTCCATATTTTTTTTTATAAACTTTGCGGTTCTGGAGTAAGAAGGTATCGGATTACTTGTTAATGTAATAACATCAGCAGATGGTTCTTTTGTAACCATTGTAAACGAAATGATCTCTGGTTTAGTGTTGACATAAAAAATTTGGTAAGGTTCCTCTTGTTCCTCTTGTTCCTCTTGTTCCTCTTGTTCCTCTTGTTCCTCTTGTTCCTCTTCTTGTTGTTCCTCTTCTTGTTGTTGCTGTTGCTGTTGCTGTTGCTGTTGCTGTTGCTGTTGCTGTTGCTGTTGCTGTTGCTGTTGCTGTTGCTGTTGCTGTTGCTGTTGCTCTTGCTGTTGCTCTTGCTGTTGCTGTTGTTCCTCTTGTTGCTGTTGTTCCTCTTGTTGCTGTTGTTGCTGTTGTTGCTGTTTTTTTCGTTGTAAATCTAAATTAGTTTTTATGAATTGAATGGATTTTTGCGCATTTTGACTTTCTTGATTGGCAAGAGTTGCATTACTTATCGAAGCAAGATTTGCCACAGTAATTTGTTGAATATAATCTTTTGCATTGACTATATATTCATTGGCTTTTTCAACATGATTTATATAATCGGCATTTTGTAGTTGTAAAGAATTTAATTGACTTTTAATATTTTCTAATTCGTTTTCAACATCTGATAACAAATTTTGAGCAGTAGTTTTAGCGTCAATTAGAGGTTTAATGGCGCGCCAACGTTGTTGAATCTTACTAGCAGCAGCTTCGGCAATAACATTTGGTTGTTGCTGTTGTTGTAATTCTCTAGCTTTTTTCATTTCTTTTCGAGCAACTCCCATTCTAAAAGCGCTCTGTAGTGAAGTAGCAGCAGTATCAGCAGCAGCTTTTTCTGCAGTTTTTTCTTTAAATTGTCTAGCCAGTCGGTTTCGATAAGCACTCTGTAGTGCAGTAGCAGAAGTATCAGCAGCAGCTTTTTCTTTAAATTTTCTAGCTTTTTGGAGTTGTTGTCTAGCTAGTCGGTTTCGAAAAGCGCTCTGTACTGCAGTAGCGGCTTTGTTTAAAGCAGCCATGCGCTCTTTCTCCTTCTCTAGTTCGAGAGCAGCCGTTTGTTTGGCCTTTTTATCTGCCATTTCCATTTTTTTTTTAGCCACATGCATTCGATAAGCATTCTGTAATGTAATAGTTGATTTTCCCTTAGCTTCATTTTCAATCTCTTCTTCCATATTCGCAATGATACGTTCCAACTCATCTTCATCAATATCTGGATCCGCTCCTTTAAAGTTAAATGTGGTCATGAATTTGGAAGCGGGATCATCGAACGCGGGATATTCGACGACGGGATCGTCGACGGCAGCTCCACTGCTATTATCTTGTTGTTCTTCTAATTTTTGAAACTCTGCGTCTAACTGCTCTTTATTAAGAGGCGTTTTTTTACCTTCATGTTTATCCAATAATTCCTCAAATTCCTCTTTTAGTTGTTGTTTTTCTTCTACTGTTAGTTGGTGTTCACCTTCTTGAAGTTGCTGAGCTTTGCCTTCACCAGCTTTACCAGTACCAACATCAACTGCAGAATCTAGTAATAATTTTTTTCTGTAAATTTTTATCAACATATCATTTTTTTTAATCTCTTTTGGTTCCTTAATAAGCTTTTTACGCAACATTAATTTTTCTAATATTTCTTTTTGTATGGCTGTTTTAATTGGTTCGGGTTCCGCTTCCGCTTCTTTTTCTTTTTTTGATAAATTTTTGGTTTCATAATATAGTATTGTGCTATAATTTTCACCTTTTTTTTCTTGAAGTGTTTCGAAATTTTGTTTTTTTATATATTCTGCTTGAAATTTTATTTTTTTTATTTTATATTTTGGGTTATTAAATAGATCCTGTAATTCTAATTTTGGGTTTTTTGTTATTTTTCTTTCAATTAACAGATCTTTTTTTAGATCTTTCTTTAGATCTTTTATTACCTCTTCATTATAAGTTGTTCGACCAATTTGATCTTCGATATATTTTTTTTGTATATTTAAAAATTCTAATAGTTGTCTTCGCGCTTCAATTCTATCTAATTCAGGTTTAGTTTCATCTTTTTCTTCCGCAATTAAATTTTCTATACGTTGCGATAGCGGTATTTGGTCTTTGACTGGACCAGCTTGACCGGCTTGATCGTGATCCTCTTTGTCAACATCTTTTTTCGTAAAATAACGGCTTATAAAACGGCCTAGAAACGATTCTGATTTTTCGGCTGGAACAGCTTGACCTTGATCCCCTTTGCCTCCTCCAATTTGTTGTTGTGTAGGATCGGTCAATCCATCAATATATTTTTCAAAATATACACTTCCAAAATGAATGATCGTATTATTAATGTGAGGGTGCAAATAAGGCACTACAAATCGGTTTGTATGATATAGTATTTTTGTATGTGGAAGAATGTCAATGTCAACATAATCTAAATTTAAATCAAATATATTTTTATAAACAAATCGTAATACGCGAAAACGAATATAAAGTATAGTAACATTGGTGCGGGTCATATTATTTATATTTACATTATAAAGAGCATCTTCGTCTACAAAATCGTACATTCTAACAGGTACAGTACCGGGGATGCCACCGTTGTACATTCCAATTAGAATGTCACCTATTTTTAGACCATTTATTGACGCAATGCTGCCTGGTTGAATACTTGTTATGATTTGATAATTTTTAGATGAATTTATTTTAAACTTTACACACTCATCATGTGTTAGCGTTCTCATCGCGAATCCAAAAATTTCGCTACATTTTGCTTTCGTGCCTCTCTTATCTTTATCTCTCAACATTTCGTCGAATAGAATAGGATCTGATGTTGTTTGATTATATTCGATTGCTTCAACGGCATCTTTGGATAAACGGATAGGATCAGTATATAACATTTCAAGTATCTTTTGTGTGGCCGGTGAATCTATGACCGTTTTTATTGACGCATTTGATTCTTCTTCTTCTTCTTCTTCTTGTTGTACTGGTGGTACCGATCCAGAACTCGATCCAGAACTCGATCCAGAACTCGATCCAGAACTCGATCCAGAACTCGATCCAGAACTCGATCCAGAACTCGATCCAGAACTCGATCCAGAACTCGATCCAGAACTCGATCCAGAACTAGATCCAGAACTAGATCCAGAACTACTAGATCCAGACGAGGATGACGACGATGACGACGATGACGATGAAAATGATGATGGTGCAGATGACCATGAAAATAATGGTGGTGCAGATGACCATGAAAATAATGGTGGTGCAGATGACGATGAAAATGATGATGACCATGAAAATAATGGTGGTGCAGATGACGATGAAAATAATGGTGGTGCAGATGACGATGAAAATGACGATGAAAATAATGATTGGGGTGCAGATGATGATGAAAATGATGATGACCATGAAAATAATGGTGGTGCAGATGACGATGAAAATGATGGTAAAAATGATGACGATGAAAATAATGGTGGTGCAGATGACGATGAAAATAATGGTGGTGCAGATGACGATGAAAATAATGATTGGGGTGCAGATGATGATGATGACCGTAAAAATGATGATTGGGGTGGTAGTCCTGGCGGCGACTGTGGCGGTGGATAATATAATTGATCTCCATTTACAAAAATATAAACTGGTTCTACATTTTTATTTCGTAAAAAAAGCGATGACGCTGTATCGTTTTCTTTTAAGACATATCCATCTTGAAGATTGAATACAAGTGTAGAAGGGTGAAAGGCATATTTATACTCTATTATTTTTTGTTTTAAACCCTGAACTACATTTGCATTACTGTCAAAAATAATAGTATACATAACAGGAGTGGGAACCGAGTTTATTTTTAAATAAAATGTAATTTTTTGTGCTGGCGCTCTGAATGATGCTGCTGCTGCCGCCGATGATGAAGAAGATGATGAAGTTTGTGGAGTAAACGGATTTTTTTGAAACTGTATCAAATTGAAATGGTTACCACCCAATTGTTGAATATAAATATTATTATCTTTTTGAAGATCAGATACATCTTCATCATTTTTTCTTTTAAATATTCCAAGGATTTCTAACCCATCGTTGAAAATAATTATATTTTTATCTATAATTAACGATGTAATGGATCCAATAATGTCAGTCACTGGAAAAATAGCTGCAAATTTTTTATCGAAAAAGTTTTCAACTGACAATATAGTAACAAGCTCGCCATTTGTTAATCTGCAATCTGCAATACCACTTAATGTACTAGCTGCTTGATATAATCGTTTTTCAAGTTCTATTTGAAATGCGGCATTTGTGCCATTTTTTATAAACCATGTTATACACATTGCAAGATGTCGTCCTTTAATTTTTTTGGGTGCATTAACTGCATTCAATACTGTTTCATAAAAACACCATCCATTATCTGGGATTGTCGTAACAGTAAATTTTAAATTTGAATCTTTTGGATCAAAATAGTTAGTAGAAATATTAAACAAGATTGTATCATTCGGTAACAGATTCATTTGTTCGTTTATGGAGGCATTCTGTAAGACGAAATTAAACTCGGTTAATGTGGCATCAATGACATCTTGTTCATGTAATAACATTAAGTTCCCTAAATATAGAGAGTGATTTACTAAACGCAATTTCATATCAGGATTATCATATGGACCCAATCCTTGTTGACTTTCCACAATAATACAATCTGTTGATGATTTTCCAACGATTTGAAATGGATCATCCGGGTTATCCATACGTTGACGAAATTGTAAATAATTTTGTTTATTATAAAGAGCCCGAAACGGTTCAAATATGGATGATGATGATTCTAATGCAGTAATGGCTTTTCTCGCATCAACTGCAGCTTTTAACGGGTTTCTAAATGAAGTAACAGGAGCTGAAGCTGCATCAAGACCTATAGAAGATGAAGAAGAATGTGGTGGCCAAATACTAGATGGATTTTCACCTCGAAATAGATATCTTATCAACTCGTTAATACTTTTATATGCAATGTTATCATCCGGCGGCAAATTATCTATCGAATACCATTTACCTGCAACTGTTTCTGGCTTCTTTTTTCCATCTTTTTTAACATTTTCTATGGTAAATTTAATATTTGGTCTTACATTACATTGTATAACAAAAATATCGGTGTGGTATATTTTTTGACCATACATACATTTCGTGACTTGTTGATTTTTTTGTTCAACCCAATTTTTTAACCCTGCGGTTCCCGTTTCTTCATCAAATTCTCGAAATGCTGCATCATAATGTGACTTATCTCCTTGATCGATGTGACCTCCAGGAAAAGTCCATCCCTTGCTATAATTCAATTCAACAAGATATACCTCCCTTTTAAAAAATAACGCAATTGCCGCATTATTTATTTTTACTTCCTTAACAGAAGACATATGATGTTTTATATTATTTTATTATTTTTATATTTTTATTAATTTTATTATATTATATTATTTATTAGATTATATAACCAAAAACGAATATAATAAAATTATATTAAATATGATGACGTAAATAATTAAAAAAATCGTTTGGATGCTCGAATCTTCGACTGGGCTCCACTGTTCAAGTTTCCGCCAAAGCTGCCGTCATTGTAGTTGCGATTGGACGCTTGGAGTTTTCTAAATCGCGTATAATCGGAACTGTCATACACGTATTTCACGTTGCATGTGGACGAGGGGACGCCACTACCATCAGGATTCGGTTGAATGGCGCCGGCCATGGTCTTCCATCCAGTGAGCCCCCCTCTTAAAGAATTGATCTGGGACGAACCTCCGGAAGTATAGTATTGACGATTCAACAAATCGCCAGCATTGTTTACGGCACGAAATGGAGTGGCTGCAACTGTCACATTGTTTACAGTGCCGGTAGCGGCTTGACCATTCCACGCTTCCCTCAGCGTAACACGAGTCATTTCGCGTTCGCTGCCGCCTTCCGGACCACCGCTCCCGCTTTTACCTGGACCGCCTCCAAGCAATTTAGCGGAAAATCCATTGTATAAACCTCCTAAAACTAGTTTCATTTTACCTATTTTTATAAACCGAGTTTGAAATAAATATTAATATATAATAATATAATAATATTTTAATTTGTATTGTATTTATTTTTTTTATTTGTTTAATCTAAAAAGATAAAAGGGTTTTAATAAAAATGGTTTGTATGAAAAGTTGCATTATCGCGACAATGTTTATTGTTGCAATGATTTTCACAATGTATAAAACAGACAGCGTGTCATCGATTCAACAATTTACTCAAGTTCTCTCTGAAAAACAAAATGCAATTTATAAAAAAATTGCAGACGAGCGGCGTAGAATTTATTTCACGGGATTCGGTTTAGGACTTGTTTTATCCTTTTTATTCTTATTTTGGAAAAGCGCGACAAAAAATTCGTATAAAATTAACCGTTTTTCAACCATTTGCGTGGTTGGGGCAATTACATTCATGACGAATTATTTTTATTACATACTGTCTCCTAAAAGCGACTGGATGATTCTTCACGTTGACGGCGATAAACAGAAACAGGCGTGGTTGAACGTGTATCGAATCATGCAATACAATTACCATTTGGGCGCGCTCCTCGGACTTGTGGGGGCGTTTTTTATCGCCAACACGTTTTGCGATTAACATGCAGTTAATAGATTTCATTCAGTGTTTTGCAGAGAGAATGAGAGAAAATGATATTTTATTTAATTAAAAATAAAATATTGGTATAATTATATTAACAAAATAAAAAAATGTGTGATTATAAATGCGCGTGTGAAAATAATGCGTGTAGTTGCGTAAACAGACAGTGTACATATTACAACTATCCTTTTTATTTGAATTCGACAGCTTGTGTTCCAAAAGAAAATTATTCGACATATAAATCATACTCTGGAATCGGATACAAGGGAAAGTATCAAAATCCGATTTCATATTTTAGCTCATTTTCGTACCGGTATTGCAAACCGAATACTATTATTGATTCTTCCGGTTATCCAAACGGTAAATATAATACGTGCTGTTGCAAATTCGCATCATGCGGTAACTTCCAATGAACATAATTAATTATTCCGTCATAATTCGCGGAACCACATTCATGGTTTGCAGCTCTTGAAACAGGAGTTTGCACGAATACGGAATCTCGACATACGCGAAATCGGTGCGGTTGTCGCACATTTTGCAGCAGTGAATTCCAAGCGCGTCGTTATACGCTGCAACCATTCCGCATTTCGAGCACACGTGCACCTGGAATTTATCGGAAACGTCGTAGAGTCGCTCTCTTGTGAATCGTGCAGCTCCATGCGATACCATGCAATTGTGTGCAACGATTCCATTTACAAGGAAGGAGTGCGTGTCTTCCACGCTAATGTCATACACGTGCTTTGGGCCGACGTTGATGCGCGACACAACCTCCAAATTCATGGTCGGAAGAGCGTTGCTTTCGCGATGGACACCATATCCTGCATTCAATTCCGTTTCATCTGCTTCTACTTCTTTGAATAATTCTTCGTTCACATCATCCATTTTTTTGGGTTGATTATCATCGCTTAGAAACCACTTGAGCGCTCCAATTTTTTCCAGAAATTGTTCGGCAGTAGGAAATGATTTGGATGTGAATTTACCAAATTCGGTGCCTTTGATCAGATGATCCGTAATATCGTGCGTGCTTGGAATCGCGTAATCGTGAAGGAGTCCTTCCGTTTTCTTAAGTTCTTCGACAGCTTTAATAATAGCACTCTTTGTGGGCACTGTCTTATCCGGATTCTTTGATTTGATTTCCTTGAAATGCGTGATTTCATCCACACGATTCACCAGCCAATTGTGTTGACGACAAACTTCTTCACGCAGGCGACGATAGGAAACACCGGCTTCAAGGCGCTGGGATTTGTGACAGCAATAACGAAATCCGATTTTTTCGGAGAATGGAATAAGTTGTTCAATCGGAAGATGAAGCGTCAACTGAAAACTCCGATTCGATGCATCATTTTTATCTTGTAATTGAAATTTATTTTTGGAAAAGGACGTTTCCTTTGCCTTTTGAATTGTCGTATCATGAATACCGCATTTGGCAAGTAACTTCTGTATATCTTCAAACATTGTTTGCAACGATTCGCGATGTTCGTATGTTTTTGTTTGTGAAAATGAAACAGATGATAACAAATCGCGCTTTCCTCTATGCATACCGAGAACGCATGTATGTCCATCACCACCAAACATTCCGCCAAGAAATTCGCGAATAATGGGACGAGGGCATTTCTCATCCAAGATAAATTCGGGAAGCATTCCTGTCTGATTTACTTTTCGTCCACTTAACAAACCAGGTAACTGAATAATTTGATTCGTTAATTTTGCAGGAATTCTAACTATAAATAAATTTTTAATTACAAAATTTGTTTGTTGACTTTCACAAAACATTTTAATGTCTTCTAATACAGAATATACATCTATCATGTGTCCTAAAAATAACGATGCAATCTTATCTTTCACATTCATATGTCCATCAGTAATTAAAAGTCCGATTATGCGCGCAAATGCAAGAGTTTTCATATATTCTTCGTGAGTATTCGTTTGAAGTAATATATTTCCAACCTCAAGTTTCCATCCAGCACATTCTTCTATTTCTTCTTTAATATTTACAAGTGGACAAGTTATACTTGTTTTAATTTTAGTTGCATTCAATTCAAGATCTTTTACCTTAACCCATGTATTATCAGAAGTTAATACAGGATGATCCTCAGTGCATGTAAGTTTTCTACCATCTTCAAATGTTAATTCAACACAATCGCGCATTCCCTTGTCCATGAATGCAACTTGTCTAGAAGGAATCATTCCATTTTTTTCCTCACTCCAACCCATAATATTTACATGTTCATCATTTTCACCGAGTGAATCTAATCTTACACTGAGACCATTTGTGAGCGTAATTGGTGTGCTTCCATCATGGCAGTCTCGTTCCATTTCCCCAAATCGTAATCCTCCATCTCGCGAACGGCCTTCAGCAGGCTGACGCGTGAGATTTACCATTGGACCGATGGATCTGCTGTGTTGTTTGTCATTTACCATGTGTTTTAGGCGCTGGTAGAATGCGGGTCCCATGAAAATTTCTGATTCAATTTGTTCGCCGGATAGGCCGTTATACAGGAGTTCGTTTCCGTTGTTTTCGTAGCCGAGTTTTAGGAGTTCGTTGCGGATGGTGTAAACGTCGAGTTCTCCGAAGGAGGTTCCGTCACCGAAAAGGCCGAGTTCGAGGAGGACTTTTCCGAGGAGGGTTTCTTTGAGTTGTGCGATGGTCATACGGGATGGGATGGCATGAGGATTAATGATGATGTCGGGGCGCTGTCCGCTTTTGGTGAATGGCATATCCATTTCTGGAATGATGTTTCCGATGGTGCCCTTTTGTCCGTGACGACTGCTGAGTTTATCTCCGATCACCGGTTTACGAAAGGTGCGAATGCGGACTTTGCAAATAACGTATCCATCGCCGTTGCGTTCCATGTAGTTTCTATCGACGTAGGAATCTTCGGTGGTGCGGTGCATTTTGCTGACGTCTTCGTATTTGACGAGTTTGGTGTGATCGTTGCGGTTTTCCTTGATGGGAATGACTTTCCCCATAATGATGTCGCGGTTTTCGATGATGGAGTTTTCGGGGATGACGCCCTTGCTATTGAGTTTGCCGTAGTTTCCGAACTTCATTCCTTTTGTTTTTGTGGAATCGGGTTTGCATCGGATTTCCTCGTCGCCGTTGAGTTTCTTGTCTTCGTCTTTTTCGGTGTGGTAGATGGTTGCACTGAACAAACCGCGGTCGATGGCGCCCTTGTTAATCAAAATACTGTCTTCTTGGTTGTAACCGGTGTAACTCATGATCGCGACGATGACAGGAGCGCCGGACGGGATTTCATCGAGTTTAATCATGCGCATGACGCGAGTATCGACGAGGGGGCGCATGGGATTGGATAGGACGTAGGCCGTCTTGTCCATGCGGTTATAAAAGTTCGTGACGTACATACCCATGGCTTGCTTACCCATAGCGCAGTTTGAACTTGCAAAATTGTCTCCAGCAATAAATGAATGATTATCGTGTGCAACTTCAATGTCAGAAATCATGCAATCTTCTTGTCTTGTTATAGATTCAATCGGTATAAATGCCAAGTTATTAATAACTTGAATATCCTTCATCCATTCTTCGATTCCCATTTTTACATATTTAGCAGTGGAAGAAGAAGATGTCATTTTCGAATATTCATTCTCTTTTGTAAATGTCTGGTCTGCGTAAATTCCAATTCTTAATTCATTATTTTGCATCAACTCGCTCACAGTTTTCCAACCATAGTTCGTCATAAATTTGTGATCTTCTGTTGCTACAATTTCTCTTCCGCTAATAGTTTTGACCTTGTAAACAGGATGATCATTTTTACGAATAAAGTGATTTACAACATTGGTTGTAGTCATTTCAAATGTTTTAGGATTAAATGACACAACACGATCACCGATGGCAACATCCTTTATTTGTCTTCGCGAGCCGTCTTCCATTAGGACATTTTCGTAAATTCCAACGCACTGATAAGTGTTTCTGGGCGACTGGTTGTGCTCGGGAAACGGGATACAAGACGCGAGAATTCCGAAAATGGTGCTGGGGTGAAGTTCGCAGTGGGTGTAATTGTAGTTCTGCGACCCCCGCTGTAGAAGCGAGTTTCGGAGATCGGTGCGTTTCATGGCAATCATACTGAAATTCTGTTCTTCGGGGTCAATGTATTCGATGATTGCGTCGCCGATTTTGCAGTCGGTAATGAGATCGTCCCAGCTTAATTCTTTGCGATCTAATCTACGAAGGAGGTCGGCACTAATGAACGACTTGTTGTCTTTTACGCGCAAAACGGGGCGGGTGATTCTGCCGGCGTCGCTGCAAACGCGGATCTCCTTGTTTCGAATGTCAAACACGATGGAAGTGTAGACGTTGATCATACCCCTGCATTTTTTCTCCTTCAGAATCGTGTACAGTTCGACGGGGTCTCTGCTGATTCCGACCCATGCGCCGTTTACAAAAACTTTGACTTTATCGTATAAATCTTTGCAATCGGCGAATTTATCCAGCGTGTCAATGTGGGACTCGACTTGACTATGAAGCGATTCGGGATTGCTCGGAATAGTAATATGGCTCATGTAGCTGATATTTTTGACGACACCGACGCTAGCACCTTCAGGCGATTCGGCCAGACATAAAAATCCCCATGTGGTGTTGTGCAATTTTCGGGGTGGGATGAGCTTGCCGCTCTTATCAATAGGTGTGTTGACTCTGCGAAGATGGCTCAAACTGGAAACGTACGTCAAGCGGTTCAGAACTTGAGCAACGCCGACTTTGGTTGTGTTTGTGTTTTTGATTCCGAAATCGCCGGTGGAAAGTGCACGCTTGATGCCGTTTTCAATGGTCGTTGATTTGATGATTTTATACACGTTGGTCTTGTTGATAATTCCCACATAATCTTCAGTAGACCGCCAAGAGCCCGTATTGATTTCTCGAGTGACTTGTTTCGTCATATCTTTGACCACCTTGTTGAAATAGTTTCGAAGCAGGTTGTTGAGCAGCGCGCCAGTCAAATCGACGCGCTTGTTCATGTAGGAGTCGCGGTCGTCCTGTTTCAAAATTCCCAAACTACATTTGATGAGGCGCATGGCCATGTATCCCAAAAAGTATATTTTCTGCGTTACAGTTTTACAATGAGGAAACAAATCAGAGTTGAGGATATCAAGAGCAAATTCGCGTTTCTTTTTTGCGCCAGTTTCTTTATCCATGTACATTGGCGTGTACATTACATTCGACGTGAGATGGCGCATGGCGTCTTCGTGTGTGAGAACGGTATTGGCGTCAATAATAGACGCTTGGAGCGATGCGAGAATGGTTTCATTGTTGTGTCCGCCCTCAATGTCGAGCATGATTTTCTCGCAAATGTCCTTGTCGGAAAGAACGGACAATGCGCGAAAGAGAACGAACAGGGGAAGCGGGTGCTTGACGCGTGGAACCTGGATATAGATGGGAAATCCGAATCCGTTATTTTTCGAGGCGATCATCATGTTGATTTGTTTTGGTGAAATGCACTTGTTGTCAGGTACAGATTTCACTTCTGCGAGCCAGTTCCACTTGGTGTTTCCTTTTGAAATGTTGAAACAGAATACTTTATTTTCGGCCGCTCGTTCTTGTCCGAGCACTGTTTTTTCGCTACCGTTGATAATAAAGTAGCCGCCGGCATCATATGCGCATTCACCTGTTTCGGTATGACTAACATGGGAATACTGGTTGAGAATGCAAATGGATGACTTCAACATGATTGGCATTTTCCCAATGTGAATTCCAGGAATGGATTTATGCAAGGTTTGAATATTTTCAAGATTTTCGCCGGTGCGAATGGTATATTTTATATTTGCATCTACTGTCATTGAAGATGCATATGTAAAATTTCTAAGACGTGCCTCGTGAGGAAACATGAGTTTGGTCGCTCCATTGTTTTCATGAATTTGGGCACGATACAAATGAAAGTCGCTGAATGTGACTTCAATGTCGAGTTTATGTTTTTTTGTTTTTTTATCAAAATCTTGTTCTGATGCGATGACAACCGGATTAAACATTTGAATGGTTTTTTCCAGTTGGTTATTTACAAAGTCATTATAAGATTCAATTTGGTGTCGAACCAACCGTTTCAAATGTTGGCCCTCAAAGTAAGAGCCAATAATTTTCCATGGCGCTTCATCGTATTCGACATGACTGTCATCATCGTAATCAGAATGTGTTGCGACAACAATGGCAGATTCGGCGGCGACAGATGCAGACGATGCGATAGTAGTATGATTTTGAATATTGTCATGAACATGAATAGTTTGTTTTTTTTCTTTTTCTTTATCATTTTCATTTTCATTTTCGTAACTACCACTGTATCCACTATTTCTTATAGTAAACTTACCGTTATAATCGCCATACGACGATGATGAAGGAGCTGCACAAAATTCCATATTTTCTCGGCGGTTCGTGGTATTTGTGAAAATGATTCTTATTCAATGAATAATCAATTTATTTTTAAATATTTTTTCTTACATATATAAAATGAAAAATGAAAAATCGAAATGAAAAATCGAAATTATATTTAACAAAAATGGAAATAAAAATGATATACTAAGTATGAATATATTATTTTATTTCTTTTTTAAAGAGAGATAGAGAGAAAAATAAAATAAAATAAGAATAAGGATAAAAATAAAAATAAAATAATAAATGATCGAAGTAAAGAAAAAAATTGTTATTAATCATGAACATTTAAATCCGAATGCACAAAAGAGGAAGAAAAATGGTTCTAATATGGGTGCTGGTACTGCTGGTTCGAAAAGAACATTAAAAAAAATGCCCGGATTTGTTCGACCGAGCGAGTTAAAGAACAATTTAATTAAATTATTAAAACAAAAACGCGAAGAAAAAACAAGACAACAACAGCAAGAGCAAGAGCAAGAGCAACAACAACAACAACGCCAACAACGCCAACAACAACCGAAAGATCTATTAACTAATTCAGCAGCTATATTTGATAAAAAAAAATATGAAAATATATTTTCAAAAGATTTTGAAGAATCTTTAAATTATTTAAAATCATTTAAACAACAAAATCATCGTCATTCGATGACGCCAAAGAGACAACAACAACACGTATTTAATAATAATGTAACATTAAATTCAGTTCCAGTTCCCGCAGTGTTGGACGTTCCAAGCGATTTTACTTCGCCAATCTCTTTAGAAATGCCATCTTTTGTTCCTTCAATGGATCTTGATCCTAATCATGCCGCTGTTGTTCCTGCTCCTGCTCCAATAAAAGACATTACAACAACGATTACCGAGTTGCAGCATCAACTTCAACAAATTCAGCAACAGCAACAGCAGCAACAACAAGTGCAAATGCAAGATAAAAAAGGCACGCTGCCTCCTCGGCCTCCACCTCCACCTCCGCCTCCGCCTCCGCCGCCTCCACCACCTCCTCCACCTCCTCCTCCGCCACCGCCGCGTTCCGAAATAAAATACGAGGAGTTTATAAACAATCAAAATGGTGATCATGATTATGAAGGTGCAGGTATTAGCGAAACGACGTTTCAATACAAGGTACCCGAAGATAAACCATACGGCGCTTTAAAAGGAGGTGCGAAACCATCATATCGTGAATATTTTAATAAAACGTTGAAACGGCATATGGGGAGTTCGGGCGCGGGTGGAATACCGTTATTATCTAAAAACAATAAAAAGAAATCGAGTAGACCGAAACATGTACCGAGAAAAATAAAACAAGTAAAACGAAAAACGACAGTAAAAAAATATAAACTTGGAAAATATGGAAAAAAAATAAGTATTCTAATCAAGAACAATAAGACGATTAAAAAAATTCAGGATGCGCAACGTGAATTAAAAAATGTTCCGATTCACGATGTGAAGAATGAATTGATTAAAAATAATTTATTGAAGTTGGGTTCAACAGCTCCATCGAATTTATTGCGAAAAATATACGAAGATGTAAATATGACGGGAAAAGTCGTAAATGTGGGAGGTGATACATTTATGCACAATTATATGAATAACGATGCAAATAAAATAATATAAAAATGTTCAATTATATTTAGTTAAAACATAAAGAAAAACTTAATGTATAATATTTTACAATATTTTTGTCATAATATAATATAATATAATAATAAAATTTAATCGTATTATCTCTCTATCTCTCGACGATCTAATTAAATTATAAATAAATTACAAGGGTACAGGCGTATTTTAAAATGGATTCTTCGTTTTCGTTCGATTCGTTCGATTCGTCGTCGTTGTCGTCATCGCCGTCGCCGTTGTCGCCGTCATCGCCAGTGCTTGCATTCATCTATGAGAATATTACGTATATAATTGGAATTATGGTTGTTATTTTTGGCGTGATTATTTATATTCATATGGCAGATGTGACATTTGAAATTCCGATGATGAGAACAAAACGATTGATTATTGAGACAATGGAACACAAGATGGGCGGAAAAAATGTCAGCGATGATGACAATAACAATAATAATAATAATTACGATAGTGGGAGTAGTACTCTACTGACTCCGCCGATTGATCTTGAAAAGAAATTAAAATCGGGGTTCTGCAACATGCATACGAGCAAGGGTAGTTCGGCGACGGACATTGATAAAGAATGCAAAGTATTCGGAAAAGCATCTTGTTTAAATACGGATTGTTGTGGATGGGTGGTTACGGCGAACGAACCTGACGGCGTGTGTCGCTCTGGAAACAAAAACGGTATGACATTTGGTTATGATAATACCGGTAAAAAAATAGATGTGGACTGTTATTATTACAAGGATGCGAAGAGCGGACCTCGTTGTTCTTCCTGATAATATTTATAACTATATCAAGTAAAATAATAATTTGATAATGGAAAGTAAACAAAATAAAAATATAACAAAACAACAGGAAAAACGATTTTAAAAATTAAATTCGATACATCCAACAAAATTAAAACCGAATGAAAAATACGAGTTTAATTTACTATTGGGTAAAAAATATTTATATTTAAGTTCACTTAAGAAATATACACAAAATGAAAAAAATTTTTATAGAGACCAAGGAAACTATTTTGTAAAATACGCAGAAAATATTCGAAAACGACACGCTTTGAATGTAATTGAGTAACGTAACTAACTCAAGTCATAAGGAAAATAATAAATTAAATATATTAATGAAAATAATAAATTAAATATAAAAAAAAAATATAATTATAGTGTATAACAGGTAAATTTAGGAATAATATTATGACCGATGCGGATTGGGAGGCCGCGATGAATAAATCAACATTAGAGGCGGAATAATGGATAAAAAACAATTCAGGACATTTAGATAAACTCGATGATTGGTTAAATACTAAAGTGGAAATAGGCAATACCGCTTTCAATAAATCTTACGATGGCAACATACGCGAGTTAATTTACGTGCTAGGGATGCAGCACAATGTTATATGTGAGTGTATCAATAAAAAAATGAGGAGAGAACAGGTCAATGTCGAGGATTTTCTTAAGGAATTCGTCAACGATATTACACCTGGTGATAAAGTTACTGCACAAAATTTATCAACTCTATGCAGTGCGATTTACGAATTAAATAAAGACAACCTGCAAGCACTTCATGGTATGTTATGTTTTCAATTTGATTTTAAAGCATGGAGAATACTAGTCGATCGCACAAGAAGAGCGAAAGGGTATTTGCGACACTACGGCACTTCAGATTCGGTTAACCCCCTGGTATAGAGTGGCTGAGGGAGGCGGGCGAAAATTATCACGCCGTAGAAAAACCAATCCAAAATCGAAATCGAAATCGAAGCACAAGCATAAGCGGCGCAGTTATAAGAAAAGTAGTTATAGAAGACAAAGATGACAAAGACATTAAAATATAAATTATATATTTATGTTGAAGTTCAATTTTTTATATTAATTTAATATTTGTTTAATATTTGTATAAATATAGGCAAATCAAATATTAAATTATTAAAAATTATAAAAATCAAATCGAATGTCAAAGTGCGACCTGAAAGGATTTGACAACATGTGCTCGAGTTTCACGAGTTGCGAAATAAATGAATCAAATATAAATGCGAATGTTAACAATTTGCGATTAATACACATGCCGAACGCCTGTGTTTCAGTAAATGAGTGGCTATTAAACACGCGGCTCACAAGTGCGCGAATCATTCTTTTTAACAAAATAATCTCAGAACTGATATTTAGAAATAATCATTTTAGTAAAATAACACTTAACGATAATTATTAAGTAAATTTATTATTATAAAAAAATATCATGTAATTTATATATTACCAGTTTACTAAAACATGGCAAATAATAGTCCAAGTCCCAGCGTTCCAAGTCCGTACCCATGTTTAATATTTGCAAGCATCATAAAGCGGTGCTCGAATGATTTAAAACAATTTGCGAATTTATATGGGTTTAATGTCGACGAATACTTATTGCCAGGAGTTGAATCGATGGAGACGGGAATATTTGAGGATGCAAACACGCATAAAGTGCTTACATTACGAATGAAAAGCATCACGGATAGAATTGTTTCCACTTCTGGAATATTAATGGAGAATTTTGATTATCCTCACCAAATAAGAAGTTACGATGATCAGAAGCAAAAAAAATTATGGTGTCTACGCACATTATTGTTTTATCAATTATTGATGACAGTTACCGAAATGATGAATAAGGAGGGACTGTTTAATGAGGTTTATCAGCATTCGACAAGTAATGGCATAACTCCTACAAGAGATTTTAGGAAGGATATAGTGGCCGAGTTGAAAAATTACAAGTTGGGAATATTTGGAAGCATAACCCCTTCATCTGACATTGATTTAGGAGTTCAATTCTCCGGATTTAATACACTCGTTGGATTGGCGCATATTGTCTCTGTTTTTGAAGATTCATTTTTGATTTTTACCGGAAAAAGTAGTTTAAAATTTGACATTGAGACGTATGCTGATCTTGTTACAGTTCCAGACATAAATGACAAAACTGATGCAGCATCGTTGACTTGCAGTAACGTTCGTGATGTATTTCCATATGACACAAGTAAATTAACTTATTTTGATTTTTTGAAGTTGTTACCCTTTGTATTTGCAGGCATATTAAGAAATTTTATCATTGCCCAACAAGACATTGGATCCAGTGGATCTGTTGCTGACATAGTAGGAATAGTAGGATCGTTTAAAATTGCTGACTTTTTAGCTGTGGCGAAAACAAAAACTGGAACAGATTTTTTGGAAATTGTAAGGAGATATAGATCTGCAACCGTCCCTGGTAATGTGGATAAAGAACTTAGGGATGCATTCGACCAGGCCAAAAACATTGCAATTGGTTACATGGAAGCTCCATACGAAAAAAAACGAGAAGAATATTACAAGTTGGTTAAAACGGCAGAAACCTCAACAGTGCAACTAAAGACAGATTATTTTGCAACAGGGATAGTGGACATTTCAAGTGATAAGCTTACTGAAATATTGATGAATACGTCAAAAGCTCTAGTTTATCGCGAGGAAAGTTACATCTGTTTCCCCACAGTAATGCATGTTGTTCGGGTTATGCAAGCAAATCTAGGCAAGTACAAAACACTTACACCGTCTTACTGTTTGACAAATAAATTGAATGATGCGTATTGCGCAATTGGTATTTATGGCTATCTCATCAGTTTATTTGAGCAACTTGGATACATTTACCGATTTCATATCACTTATTGTCAACCCGGGCATTTCGATAAAATAAAATGTCCTGCTAAATTTACAAAATATGCGAATAGATTTAAACACGGTTTAGAGGAACTTAAAAACATGCCGCCGCCTCCTGCTTCTCCTCCTCAACAACCTCAACAACCTCAACAAGAATCATTCTTTTCTAATCTATTTACAATGATAAGTCCTGAACGAGAACGACAAGAGATACCAGTATCATCAGCAGGTGGATCGCGTAAGCGCCGCACACTGAAAAAAAAATTAATGAAAACCATGAAAGGAAAAGCAATGAAAAGAAAAACCATGAAAAGAAAAGCAATGAAAAAAAAAGCAATGAAAAAAAAGCAATGAAAAAAAACACAAATGAATAGGCGGGTAATAAAAAAGAAATTCGCAATTTTAATTGTTTACAATAAATGAAAAAAAAGAATTAAAATAAAAATTGATATAGAATAATATAGTTGTATAGATTATATAGACGAGGAGCATTATAAGAACAAATGATTATTCCGGTCAAGTGTTATACGTGCGGCAAGGTAATTGCAGACAAGTATCGATACTACTTGAATAAGGTGAGAGAGAAGAAGCTGGAGGAACAAGGAGGCGGAGACGTTGCGGTTGACAAGGTGCTTTATTTGACGAAGCACAATATTAAAAAAACGGCGGAAGGGCAAGTTCTAGACGATATTGGATTTACGAAGATGTGTTGCAGGCGTCACTTTTTGACACATGTTGATATTCAGTAAATCAATTAAAAACTGAAATCAATTAAAAATTGAATTCAATAAATAAAAAATCATTAAAGTTAAAGAATATATGTAATAGAAATATATCAACATAAATAAATAAAATATATTTTATAAAATAAATAAAGTATAAAACATGATTGACCAAAAATATATTTTATTAATTCTCAATTGTTACAAGTACAAATACAAGGCCGACCGACAAATCGAAACATGGCTAAAAAAACTAGACAGTAATAATAATAATAATAGTAATAACAATATAATTTATTTTCATGTGATTGGCGATGTTGAGAAATGTAAAAATAATAATAATGATGATGCCAATTATTTTTTTGATTTTCACAATAGAATTCTTTATACGAAAACGAAGGACGATTATTTGAGTTTGCCTCACAAGGTTATCACGGCGCTTGAAGCTGTAAATCATACATATAATTACGACTATATTTTTAAGACGGACGATGACCAGGAACTAGTCGACGATGATTTTTTTAATAAAATGATGACAACGCTTTCAACTAAAAACTATAATTATGGTGGGCGACTACTGAATGTTAACGATCATTATTCGACGTATTACACTGTTCATTCCGAATTACCTAAAAAATTATTATTGAGAAGAACAAGTTATTGTAGTGGCCGATTTTATTTTTTATCCAAAGCGGCAGTCGTAAATTTACTTGCCAAAAAAGAGCGAATAAAAGAACACGTTATAGAGGATCATGCAATTGGTTATTATATGGATGACGATTTAAAGAAGAATGCGTTACATTTCTTATCAGACCATTTTTTTCGTGATGTTGATGTTACATTTCTCTAAATAGCATAAACTCTAGCAAAAACCGTTATTGACGAAGGAAACGTTCATTATAGTTTACATGTTTATTTTCAATACTAGAATAACCGACCAATTGTCCTGCATAAATATCTTTATAGTAACAGAATATGTATTGATGCTGCAATTGTTTCCACCATTGGTCTATTGCATACGTATTTGGATTACCTCCTTTTACCAATCCATTGACCGACTGTTTAAAATTAGATATTAAAACAGGAACAAATGTTTTTTTTATAATATAAGCGGTAGCTGTCTGATTATTATGAATTCTATAAAAATTATGATATGGCAGACCGGGCATTTTATCTCCACTAGGCGTAATAACAATGATATCCCACGGTTTATCTTTAATGGTATTGAAATCTTTAACAAAATTATTGTAGTTATCGTCGTGTAAAATACAAAGATCGTCTTCACAGACCATAAAATAGTCATCTGAGTCATCGGCGCATTCTAATAATTTTGTCAATGCTTCAATGTGTGACATTCCACAACCTATGGCGCCATTGCGGTTTTTTATCGCTGATAATCTTTTTATATTTGTAAAAAAATCATATGTAAGCTTTAAATTCTCAAAATGTTTCATTCTGTCAACCCGTTCATCTAAATTGATATAATATCCTTTCATTAAAATTAAAATAAAAAATAATACTATTTTATTTTTATACTATTTTATTTTTTTAATTATTTTTTTTATAAATGAATAAAATAGTATAAAAATTGAATTAAAGATATATACATATATTATTGTTAATAGCGAAGCATAAAGCGAATCAAGTATAAAGCGATAAACACTCACAACAATGTCATCGAATGCGAGTAAAACAATTGCGCGATTGTATAATGCGAGAAAGATTTTATTGGAATTAATGGCGGCACAGGGATACGATGTAGAGGGTTACACGAATTTCGGCGTGAATGAAGTGAATGCCATGTATGCGCATAAACAGCTTGACATGTTGGTGGAAACGAAATCGTCGTCGTCGTCATCAGAAAAAGGTAAGGCCGCTATGAATGAAAAAAAACCAAAGAAAAAAGCGTACATTAAGTTTCACCTTGAGAAACTATTGAGCACGGGACACATTAACGACTTGGTTGAAGATTTGTATGTCTTAGGTTCCGGCGGTGAAATTGGAGGGCTGGGAATATCAACCAATGCAAATGATACCGTTTTGACGGAAAGGGATATGCTGATTATTGTTACGAAACAAGAAGTCAAAACTATGAATCAGTATTTGAATCAGCTCTTTTTGCAGGGAAGATACATTGTTCTACTTTCATTGGATCGGCTTCAATTTAACATTTTGAATCATCAGTATGTTCCGCCGCACACCATTTTATCAAAGGAAGAGACGGAGGACATGATGAAGAAGTATAATGTGGCCGATAAATCGCAACTACCGGATATTTCCAGGTATGATCCGGTTGCTTTAGCGATTGGAATGCGGCCGGGTGATGTTTGCAAAATTGACCGACCCAGCAAGTCGGCGATTCATTCAACGTATTACCGCGTTTGTGTTCAGTAACGTAAATAAGTAGTATACAATGCGTAATAACAATTAAAAGATATTTTAATAATAAAAACAAAAAAAATAATATTATTAGTTTATTATTTTTTTTTTGAAAAAAATTAATATTATACTATTTTATAATAATGCCAATTTCAAAGAATATGAATACCAAAAATAAAAACGCGAAACAATGTGCGGCGAATAGTTATACGCCACAGGAACTATATATTCCTCAGTATCATTTTCTTGCGATTATTCAATCAGAAGATGTTTTCACTAAAGAGATATTACAAAAATATACGGATCTTTCAAGAAAACAAGTGAAAACTTCAAATAATCCAATTTCCATTTTTAGATTTATGAAGAGACAAATAAAAAAAGATACTAGAATATTCATTATTCATCTCAATGACGAAAAATTGCTTATGTTCGTAACCTATTTAGAAGAAAAGCTAAAAAAATTCAAAAAATATCGTACATTATTTAAAGGAGCTGGACTAACTGCAACATTATCCACTTCGGACGATGTTCGACAAAGAGTATATTTAACAAAGCACGTGAAAGAATTTATTCAATTTCATCAATCTCCATTAAGTGTAGTATTGTCAACCTTTGGAAATGGTGACGTTGGTGCTTCGTCGGAAGAACCGGTAGAAAAAACTATTTTAGTTGTTGTATCTAACAAAGGAAATGCATATTATGGTCAAGCATTTGAATATTTTAAGAATAATGATAGTACTAACGTAAAGAAAACATGGGTAAGTGAACTTCATATTGATTTTGCTTTTACTGACTTTTCTGAGGTGATAGTTATTATAGATAATCCAGACGAGATGAATAAAGTTGCTAAATATATTAATGATAATAACTTTGTTGGGACTGTGAATGTATTTAATCCGACTAAAGATATACTGAACGAATCAGAATTTCAAAGATTATTAGGTAAGAGGGGTGTAAAGTGTAAAAGTGTATATTCAGGAGTAAAAAATAATGTAGAAGAAGGTAAATTTACTGAGTTTTCAAGACCGTATGATAAACAGGTTCTAGAATTGATTAGTGTGCAGGCGTTGGTTGGTCAGGAATGGTGGTGGTAGGATTATCATTTTCCGCACGCATGTGTAGCCATGTATTTCGAATAATACGTTTCAGATACAGTGTACAACAATTTTATGCAGGACGAAAAAGTGTGTTTTTGGAAAAGTTCTTGTGAAAAATAATAAAATAACAAAATAACAATATAACAATAGCAATAATATTATTTATTATATAAATAAAATAAATAATAAAAATATATATCAGTATAAAAAAACATTTTATAAAATAGAATAAATAAATAAGGATATAAAATGTCGAATTTTTTTTCAGATGTGATGACGGATATGAAGGGAATGGAGCAAAATTTGCTGGGCCCCGACTATTTGTATTGGAAACGCATATTAAAACCGTCGGATATAGGCATGTCGTCCGACGGCAATTTCGGCGCGCTAACAAATAACGTGAACGGTCTTATTAACTACGTTGAAGTGCTGGTTTCAGGAAATGCGGGATCGACTACCGGCGGGCCACTGGGTGATAGATTCTTTTTAAAGACGGGCGGACAGTGCACCGATGTTGCATCCGGGCAAAAAGTGGATCGCTACATTTACATTGACAACGTTCCGAATGGCAATATTCCGTTTATTTCATCGGGGCTTGGAGGCACCGATTTTACGGAATTTGAGGGAATTATTCCCGGACTTTTGGGCGATTTAGGGAAATTGAACCCCTTGAATTTATTCAAATCGTTCATGATGGGCGATAATCCGGACTGCATGTCGGTAACGCTTGAAACCATTAGGCCGGCATTAGATGACAATTTAAATGATACGGGCCAAGATATAAGGGCAACAGAAAAACAATACGTGGCTGTTGCAGACGTGAGAAACATGGACCCGTGTATTTTTTCAGATAAAAAAAATCCGGCTGATCCGTCGTTAACGTGCACGGAAACATTTACGGCTCGTATGGATGCCAAGAATCGTGACCGCGATTCCAGCGATGACGAGGATTTTAATACCGGCATATTTGGAAACATGTTTTCAACACATTCGACTCATAATAAAAAAAAGAGCGGATGCAATCTATCAAATTATAAAAGGGTTGGTTGCAATAACAATGGCAATAAAAAAAAACGTCGAAATAAGGCCAAAGCATCACTAAAACCTTTCGACGTTATGAATGATTTTTCGAAATTGCCGGATGACGTATATGTGAAAGCATTTTATATTTTTATGACTGGGTTTTCTCTCTACGTTTTTTATCGTTTTATGAAGCGGATATCAGGTTCTCGATAAATGGATTTGAATCATTCATTCGTCTTAAAAATAATATTTAAAGAAATGAATATAAAATGACAGCATGAATGAATATATCTATGCGCGATTAAAATCATGTCAGCAACATCATTAACGGATGAGTATTTTCGCATTTCGAGAGAGTATTCCAATAAATACGGACAAAAAACAATATTGTTGATGCAGGTGGGTTCATTTTTCGAGTGTTATTCAAGGGCGGACGCGAATAATAATATCGCGGATGCAAATATGAGAGAATTTTGTACGGTTTGTGATTTAAATACTTCCATTACAAACGGTAGGTGCATGGCGGGCTTCCCGTTCACGTGCAATTTCAGGGACTACAGTTTGGAGCGGTATGTGAAGAAGATGCAGGATCGCGGGTATACGATTGTAGTGTACGTGCAAGATGGGCAAGGCGCAAACACGACACGAAGTTTGTACTGCATTTATTCGCCGGGCACATTTTTTTCAAGCGATTCCGCGATTCTCTCGAACAACACGTCGTGTTTTTGGATTCAGCGCGTAAAGGTGGGTGCAAATGGAATGAATAAGAAAATCATTATGGGAATGTCGAATATTGATATTTATACGGGAAAAAGCGCATGTTTTGAGACGGAGTCCGAATTGAATCCGCGTCATGTTCAGACGACGTATGACGAACTGGAGCGATTTGTGTCGTCGTTTCGCCCGAGCGAAGTTATTATTATTTCAAATCTCTCTGCAAATGAAATTGAAGACGTAAAAAATTATGCCAACATTGCTTCGACTGCAAGCGCGATTCACTGGATTGATTTGACTGAGTCGTGCGCTGGCGATCCGCACCCGCACCCTTTCTTGATCCAGGCAAAAAATGCAGAAAAGCAAACGTACCGGAAAGAAGTGCTGGGAAAGTTTTTTTCGTTTCATGTGTGCAACGCGATTTTTCAGAATTATTCTGCCTACGAGTTTGCAGTTCAAGCGTACACATTTTTACTTCATTTCGTATATGAACACAATCCGAATTTAACGTCAAAAATAGAAGAGCCGGAATTTGAAAATCGATCGGATCGCATGGTTTTAGCGAATCACACGCTGGAACAGTTGAATGTTATTGATGCAAAAGGGCTTGGCGGAAGCGACAGCGACAGCACCGGATCAAATTCATCCGTCTTCCGCCTGTTAAATAAATGCAAGACGCCGATGGGTTCGAGGCGGTTTTATTATCGACTTTTGCATCCGTCGTTTCATGTTGGCACGATCCAGAGAGAATACGACATTACAGAATATGTTTTAAAAAATGATATAAAGAATGAATCAACAAATGCTGGTGTGTATATGAATTGGAGAAGCGCACTTGAAAATATAAAAGACATTGAAAAACTGCATCGTAAAATACACATGGGAAAGATTTGTCCGAATTCTCTCTATGTTTTATATACCAATTTGGAAATGATTTCGCGAATGTATGAATCAATAAAACGCGACGAAACATTGTTGAAATATTTTCGCGCAGATGCGGATCCAGAGAGAATTACGAAAATGTGCAGCGACCTTTTGATAAAAATAGACGCGTGTTTTTTTATTGACAAGTGTATGTCTGTCGATTCTCTCGATTTCGATTTAAGTTATCGGGATTGTTTTGTAAAACCGGGTATTAGCAAGGATCTCGATCAAACGTATATTGCGAATGAAGACGGATGCGGTATTTTGGAGGCCATTCGGTTATTCTGTAATGACTTGATTGCGATTGGAGAGAAAAAGGGCGACAAAAAAGGGGGCGATAAAGAAAAAGAATTTGTAAAAAGGCACGAAACGGAAAAGGCGGGATACAGTATTCAGACGACGGAACGGCGCAGCAAGTTGTTACTGGAACAAATTGGTAAAAGGGTCAAGGCGAAAGAGCACGTTTCCAAACTGGAATACGAGTCGATTCGTCAACATGAGGACAAGTGTTGTAAAAAAGTAGTAAAAACATTTGATTTCGATTTATCGACGTTGCAATTCGTGAAAGCGGGAAGCAGTGCAGTGACATTCGTGCACGAGGCGTTATCCAGCGTGTGCGCATCGATTAGCGAAACGAGAAATAAAATTCGCGATGAAATCGGGCTTGTGTTTCATAAATTCGTTTGCGAACTCAAAGAGTGTCAAGAGTCGTTTCAGACCATTGTTTCATTCGTTACGGATGTCGATTTAATTCAGAATCAGGCGTACATTGCTCGCAAATACAAGTATTGTAAACCGACGATTGATGCGGGAAAGGTGGGGGAGGAGTCGTCCTATGTTGACGCGAAAGACATTCGGCACTGTTTAATCGAGCGAATGAACGAGGACGAGATATATGTAACGAATGACATTTCGCTTGGTTTAAACGAGCGCGGCATGCTTTTATACGGGACGAATGCAGTTGGAAAGACGAGTATGATCCGGGCGCTAGGAATTTGCATCATCATGGCGCAAGCGGGACTTTACGTGCCGTGTTCGGCATTCACGTATCGGCCGTATACAAACATTATGACGCGAATATTAGGAAACGATAATTTGTTCAAGGGGATGTCCACGTTTGCGGTTGAAATGTCGGAACTTCGAGTGATTTTAAAATGCGCGGACCAAAACAGTTTAATTTTGGGAGATGAGCTGTGTTCCGGAACGGAAATTGATTCTGCCATTAGTATTTTTGTTGCCGGATTACAGAAGCTGCATGCGCTAAAAAGCTGTTTTGTGTTTGCGACACACATGCACGAGATTGTGGGCTACGAGGAAATTGCACAAATGGACCAACTTTGTACGAAGCACATGGCGGTAACGTATGACCGGGCGCGCGACATGCTGATTTATGACCGCAAGTTGCGCGACGGTGCGGGGCCGAGCATGTATGGACTTGAAGTGTGCAAGTCGCTGCATTTGCCGGATGATTTTTTGAAGATGGCGAATGCGATTCGATTAAAGTATCGTGATAAGAAACAAGCGGGGGATTTAAATTTCAAGCCGAGTCATTTTAATGCGCATAAAGTGAAGGGGCTCTGTGAGCTATGCAAACAAAATTTAGGCGAAGAAGTGCACCATTTGCAGCATCAAAGGGAAGCGGATGCAAACGACTATATTGAGCACTTTCATAAAAATCATCGGGCGAATTTACTGACGGTGTGCGAATCGTGTCATTTGAAGATGCATGAAACGGGACAGCAATATAAACGGGTTTTCACGACGGGAGAGAACGGATATGCGCTTTCGAAAGTATAAATATTAAAATTTTATAATATAAATTTTAAATTATTTTATTTGTATATATAAAAATTATATTTATGGAAGAAACATTTATAATTAATTCTAATAATATAAAACTGTCATCTTTAATGACGTATGATGTTACAAAATACGAACCTATGGGAATTGTAAGAGGTACAAAAGTTCACGGAATATCACTATTTAGAAGCATTGTGGGAAATTTATCATCACTATTTGGCGGTAAAAATGATGCAATAAATAAAAAAGTTGATGATGTGTATAATGAGTCAATTCAAGAGTTAATAAATAATGCATTTTTTATCCAGGAGTAAAAATGATTTCAGGAATAGAGGTGACGTTGAGTGAAATGAAAAATATAATAATATGCGTTGCAACGGGAACGGCACTAGCCCCCTTGAAAAATGTGGAAAATATGATGAGAATAAAGACACAAACCAGACGTCGTCGAACAATGCCACGTGTAAATAATTCATCGTCAATGTAGTAATTTCGTTGCTTGGAATACACTTGGGACAAATAAAAAAATATAAATTAAATAAAATATAAATAAATAATAAAATGGATAATAAATTATTTATTTGTTTTAATGCATTTTTACTGCTGTTACTATTTTTAGCGGGTGGTATAAATAAAATCACGTCCTTTAAAGGCACAGTTGATTTCCTAGAAACAAAGGTAAACGCAATTCAATTGAATCCCATATTTATTGCTGCCGTTGCTTCTGCGATTGCGTATTTTTATATTATTCTGATAACAAATGAGCCAAAAGGGCGAACAAGTCAATTAAATGTATATTTATTTTTTCTTATTAGCATAGTAATCGCAGGTATTCCGGCTCTAGTGTATTTCAAAAAGGCATTGAGTCAAAGCAAAGCGCTCGTTTCTCTCGTATACAATACAGCCATTGCAGGAGTGATTGGACTACTTACGCTTGGAAGTTTACTAATATTGTATTCTCTCTATACAAACAAGTATGAAGAGTATGCATATGTTGCAACGATTGGCTTGGCAGTGTTTACTGCGATGACGATTTTGATTTTCCATTTTCCGACGAATCCAGATGAAATGATTTCATTTACCAAGAATCTCTCTATTTTCGGTGGACTAATGTTATTATCGCAGCGATTCGTTGGCCGTTTATAGAAAGACGTACTACCACTATGGAAAGTCATACGTTTTCATTTCTTTATTATCTTCGATAAAACTGAAACGAATTTTATAAGACAACAAGTTTTCAAGAATACTGCCGGATTCCCCTTGATTAAAAATATCGCGAACATTTTGGGGCGAACATCCACCTTTAATGAATTCGGCATTTGATATCGTTCCGTCGACTACGGCCGATGAGTCATCGCCGACGATGATTTGGTTTCCGTTGGTTGTCATGTAGTTCATGGATGCGTCCATGTAGGTAATGTATGGCGGCGAATCGGGATCCATTTTTGAATTCGTGAGCGTGTCAACAGAAATTGTATTATTCAAGAGTCCGTTAATATAGACGTCGAGTGCACGTTTACTGTTATTGTAAAACGTATTTCCGCTAGGATTAAAAATAGATATTTTTGAATTTGTTGTCGGATCATACACGGTTTCGTCTTTATCGGGATCAATGTCGTCGTCGCCATTGTAGTTTAAAACGACGTTGACGGCTTCTCCGATGGGAAACAATATGATGTTTGTATTTGTAGTCGTTGTTGCCACAATTGTTGAAACAACGAGGTTGCCGTTGGCATCGAGTGTCAAGGTGATGGGCGACGGAGACGTTCCACTTGTTTTTGTCAGGCGTAGCAGGTTGAACGACGGAATAGAGGATGGAATAGAAGAGTTGAATTTAATCCAGAGAGAAATTGCAAATGCACCATTTTTCAACTGCGTTTTTGCGGGGATTGCAACAGTGGTGGATGTTATTGTAGAGTGCGAATCAACAATGATTGGAATGGATTGTTTTTGTTGCTGATAATACGAAAAAACGATATAAGCGGCTAAAAGTACAATAACAATTAAAATAATAATTGTAAAGTCGATTTCTTTTCCATAAAACAACATTTTTGATTTTTTTGAATCTTGTCTTGTATTATTTATTGATTATTTATTGATTATTTAATGATTATTTATTGATTATTTAATCGATATTTATTGATATTATAGATATTATATATCTAGAGGGCTAGAGGGGATATATAATATCAATAAAATAATTTTATGAATCTAAATTTATTTATTGATGTTAAACATCGAGACGAGATAATTCGACATTATCTTTAATAAAAGCGAAACGGATTTTGTACTTGTTGAAAAAATCGACAGCCGAACTTGACCCGTTGCTGCCATAGCCGCTGGAATAAATATCCCACGCGTCTTGAGGGCCGAGTGGTGCTTTATGTAATACTGCCATGGTAATGTGTCCAGTAAAACCGCTTGTTTTAGATCCAACGTAGAGTGATCCACTATCCAAACTCCATGCCGTTTGTAAAGCGTTTGTTTGCACCAGTTTTCCGTTGATGTAAATATCGATGGAACTTCCGTTGTTCACATTTAAAATAATGGACACCCAGGTTTGAAGTGGAATGTTTTGAATGGGAGGAATTGTGCTTCCGCTGTTTCCCAATGTTACATTTAATACATTGTTGTCTTTCCCTAAACTTATAAGAAGATTGGGAGTTTTTGTTGATGTGTCAGATTCGGAACTAATAATTGATTTTTCTCCAGATGTGGAACTCCAATCGCTAACATAAATCCAAGCGGAAAGTGCAAAACTGTAGGTTTTGTCAGATATAGAAATTGTTGTTTGAGCACTTGCGTCCTGTTCGCCACTAATGACGGTGCTTGAAGAAGATGAAGCCAAAATTGACCATATGAAGTAAATGATAAGAATTACGAGTATAACAATAATGAGCGTCGACCAAGAAAAATCCATTTTATAAGAATGCTGATACCCGACTATTTGTTTCTATTTATATATTATATATTTATTTATAAAATAATTGCAAAATAATTGCAAAATAATTGCAAAATAATTGCAAAATATGTATTTTTCTCTAAAATATCTCTATTTTTCTAAAAGTTGGGTTTAAGAGGCGGGTTTAATAATTTATGGCTATTATAAATCCAAGAAATGCCTTGACTACCAACAACGTCTTTGTAATACACGACATTACATGCTTGACCGTATATTCCTCCCGGTTTTGAACCAACAATAAGTGCTTTGGGAAGTTTTGGAATGACGTTTTGTGTTGAACTTTCTAAATGATTGTTTAAAAACACATCCATTATTCCGTTGTTGTTAAAGTTAATAAACAAGTGGTTCCAACGTTGTAGTAAAATCTGATTTGGAAGGGTTACGTTTACGGCGTTGTTGTTTGTTTCGGTTTGAACGCTTATTGCGAGTTGGTTTCCGCTCGGGTCGAATAAAACTTGCGGTGCTCCTTGCGCCGTGGTGCCATTTGAATCGGTTGCAAAATTAAGAATACTGATTCCTCCTTTGGATGAATAGCTGTTTTTCGGAGGTTCGGGGTGAATGTAGAACCACGCGGAAATGCCGTAACTGTAATGCGGCGTATTTGTCTTCACATTTTCTGCGAGAGATGGTGTTAAAGAAACGGTTGTGCTGTTGTCTGCATTGTTTGTTGTAATATCAAACGGATCACTTTTTTCGTTGAGAGGCAATACCGCATCTACAATGATTTCACCGTTGTGATTTACGACGGCATCAAACACTTTTGGAAGCAGGAACAGTAATGCGATGAATACAATTTCAAAGAACAGAAGAATGACATACGTCCATTGACGTTGCGCCAATTTCAGTTCGCCTCGAAAGTAGTCGGCCAAGTTTAAACACATACAAGGAAGGTAAATCATAATTTTAAAGAGTAAACTAGACCATGTGGGCGGACCGGAAATGTAGTTGGGCGATTCTGCCCCAATGAATCGAACAATCATGGCCAAAATACCGACGAGAATAGCAATGTTCAGAATGAATAAAACCGTGTTTGCAATAATTGGGACGTTGGTGTACACGTGTAAAACCGCAAGAATGATGCCAATGACGATGCCAATAATAATTGCATATTTTATGAATGATGTGATAAAGGGAATAAATGCTTCCAAGCCCATCACAAGCAACGACAACAGCGCAAATCCGATGAAGAGAAAAATAAAGAGGAATATGGTTTTGTTATCGGAAACCACTTGATAAGGTTGTTTGGTGTAAATGTAGACGACCACCGCCAAGTACATGAGGAAAATGATGAGCATTGAATTTTTAACAAGCTGAACCAGAATGCCTTTCAAAAAGTAATTGCAAATAAACGTTGTTATTTTAGTTAGAATGTAGATGGGGTCGGATAGTGACATGTCGCTAAAAAAGGCGTTTACGGATGCGTTTACGTTTTCGCCCCGAACGAATGTAAGATAGAGAATGTACAAGATGAGAGAACCTACGACGGAAAACATGATGACACCTGTGAACCGGTCGACTATAAACAATATTTCTGAAAGAGCCACAAGAAAAAATAGGATGATGTAAATGGTTGAAATATTCAAAATGAATTTTAAAAATAGAGAGAATATAAGTAGGATGATAATCGAAAAAGAAACCCACCATTGACTTGCAATAAAATTATGACTGAATCCGTATGCCATGACAGACAAAGATAGAAGGATTACGAATATTATAAAATATTTAAAAGATGCTGATTGCATTGCATTTATTACATTTATTTTGATTGCATCTGAATTCATTTATTTCGTTGACAATTTGAATTCACAATATAAATACAACTACACTTACTATAACAGAATAAAAAAATCAATAAAAATAAATCAATTAAATCTTATAAAAATAAAATAGAATGTTTAATGTGTTTAATGTGTATAGTTGTAGTATAATATGCCTATATAAACTATAATTAAAATAAGAATAAAAATGAATATACCCAGAATGGAAGGATTATTTGACCACCCTGATCTGTGCAATGATGATGTTGTAACATTAATGGAAAAAATAAACAAGAGAATGATTGCAGCGTGTAATAAAATTGACCATGGACTGAATTCGGGGCTTATAAAGTATTGAATGATTCGCGTAATGATTGAGGATGCAAAGGTGGTTTGTTTGAAGAATAATAGAAAGAAGGAGAGAATCGCAATAATTGTGAAAAATATATTTACGGGATCATGTTCTTCATCTCCAAAGGTGTCGTCATGGCGAAAAAATACGATGATTGCAGATATCCACAGTACTAAATATATAATGATTGAAAAGATGTTCATGGGTGCCGTTATATTTTGTAAAAAGTTGTTGGGAAATATTTGAAATATTCTTAAAAATGGATTTAAAATAGTAACTTTGGGCAGAAACAACGTAAAAAATAGGGTCATTATGAGAAATGCTAAAAACGTTGACCATCCGGCGTAAGCCCAACAATCCGAACCGGCGTCACACCTTGTCCTTAAAATGTTTAAATAATAAAAGAACAATCCAAAAATGAATACAAGTATGCTGAATCCAATTGCCTTTGGAATAAGGTGTGTTGCACTCAATCTAAAATTATAGTATATGATTGACACAATAATTGCTAAAAAGGGGATCGCTGCACAAAAAACGGCTGCAATGTTTCTGGAAATCGGACTATCGCTCGGATTTTCGGCCAAATCGGCGTTACCTGTGACCAACCAATAAATTGATATGATCCAAAATACGTATACTACAATGGGGGCAAGATAGCTATTAAAAAAATTGGACAAGCTGTATGAAGTTACGTTGAGGTTGAAAAAATGATTATAAAGAAATAGCAAAACTGTTGCACCCAGCCATGCGCCCGTGAAGAGTCCGGCGACCCATTTTTCGTCCATAAAGTAGAGCGGAATATTGACAAGGATGCATACGAGCGCGATGAAGATGAATTTGGTGAGTGTTGTAATGGGTCCAGGATATGTGGAATTATTATTAATATTATTCATTCGCTGTAAAAATATGTTATAGAATATATTTTTGGTGGGATATATTTATTATATAAAATTATTTAATTATAAATGTGCACAAAGAGTAAACACTAAATAATTTTATTTATTATTCTCTCAATCTCTCTTTCTTGTCAACTAAAAGTTTTCGAATGCCGTTTTCTTCCCATGGCAGTCTCTGCACAATGCTACTAAATTATCAACAGCGTTGGAACCGCCGTGTTCAAGACGGATTTTATGATCGACTTCAAACCATCCTGGAAGTTGGCGTTGACAGTCGCCGCATTTCCATCCCTGTTGCGCCGCTACAAATTTCTTTTTGGATTCGCTGACGCTGCGTTTTGTGGGTCCGGTTCCGCCACCATTTTTGCCAGATGTCATGATTTTGTTAACGCTGTTTTGTTGTCGTCGAGTTGTCCAGCCGGCATCATCATCGGCACCGTTTGTGTCACCGCCTCCTCCTCCTTGTCCAAAGAATGCGCGCTTGTTTGTCATATCAAAAAAAGGCGTCAACATGTCTGCAGATTGGCGACTAATCGGCATGTATTTAATAAATTCGTTGGCGTGTTGCATAATGTTGTGCGAATTTTCTGGGTTTTTCTTCATGAACAAGTACATGGACAATCCAAAAAATCCAATGGTTGCCATTTTTATATATTTTCTTGCATTTGCGGATTCCACCAACTTGAAATATTTGCCGTCGTAATATGTATTTAAAATGAGTGCGGCGGTAACAATGAAAATAATAAATTCAAACTTAAATTTCATTTTTATTTTATTTTTATTTTATTTTTTATGAAAAAGAAATATACTTTACTTACTTATTAAATATAAAATAATAATAATTATTTTTACTAAATACTTACTTAATTACAAACACATATACTATAAAAATGATGATAAACGTTGCTGTTGCAATCACTGAAAACGGAGGAATTGGATTAAAAGGCGGGCTACCGTGGCCTCATTTAAAGGATGATATGGCTCTATTTTCGAAACGAACAACAGGTGCGGGACATAATGCGGTGCTCATGGGGAAAAATACGTGGCAAAGTATTCCAGAGAGAAGAAGACCGCTGAAAAATAGAACAAATATTATTATTTCTACTTCTTTGCCAACAATATCATCTTATTGTAACATATTTTATTCGATATACGATGCTCTCGCGCATTGTGAAGCTGCAAAGTATGACGAGGTATGGATCATTGGCGGAAGTAGAATATATAATGAGTTTTTAAACGCGTACCATGATAAAGTGCATCGTGTATACATTACATATGTTTGTCCAACCCGTGAGAAAGAAAAATATGAATGCGACACGTTTATAAACATACCGCCCGACAGTTACTTGATTGAAGAAAAAGAGTACAATACGAGTGAAAATTGTTACTATTTGACATGTGTACATAAAATGCATGTAAGTGATGGTAGCGGGATGGAACTATTAGAAGATTTTATAAAGGGATAGAATGCGATAGTAATGAAGACACGATGGAATATAAGATACTTTGAAAGAAATAAATAAGTTTTTTAATAACTAAAATTATTTATTCGTTTAGTATAGTTATTTTTAATATTATTAAATATAAAGAAATATGTGTAAATTAGATTTGTTTTACAATGAATTAACAAACCATTTAATGAATGTTTCTAAATTAACGCACTCTAGAAAATTTAGTATGTTATATGAAAAGTTTATAAATACATCTTTAGGAACACGTCAGCGTGAAGATGCTTTTGTAAAACTAAAATCATATTTACAGTCAAATGTAAATAAGAATATTGGTTTTAACACAACATATACAACAATACTTGATACTACTGGTAAATTATTTGTTGATGATGTAATCCCACACGAACAATCAATATGCGCCGGTTGTGTTGGTTCTGCTTCTGATCCAGATGTAATGATTGCAAAGTTAAGAATTGCGAACGTGTCAGTAAAAATGAAGAATTACAGTCCTGAAATTAAAATTCTGACAGATGATGTTACTAAAGAAGATCTTCAAATTTGTCAAGAAATAAAAAAAGTCATAAAGCATTATATTAAGAAACAATGGGTTGTAACCACTGCAACTAATATTTACAGTAAATTAAAAGATTTTATGCCGTCCGATCATCCCGTGTTACCTATTCATAACTATTTATGTTTTACAAAAGAAGTGGATAAAAGTTACGTAAATGCATATGGAGGAAGTTATATTGTAAAAACTTACATAAAGGTGCCCAAAAATATGAATATTAAACTAAATTAATTATTATAATAATAGTATTCTTCATACCGACAATTGAGACAATGATGTGAAAGCATGTCACGCAGCGTTTCAAATGTAATCATTCTGGGATAAGGTCTTGGATTCGGATGAAAAGCGGATAAAAGCAGTGTCATGAGTTTCTTGTCTGGATAAAGGTTGGTGGGATTCATAACATCTTGAAGGCGATTTTTTTGAATGTATGCATCGATTTTGCGCGTGACTTCTGTGCGCGACATTTTTTTCCGATCTGGTTCGCCAAGGAACTGGGCAAGTTGAGGCGTTATATCACACATGAGTTTTTTACTTTTTATCATCATGATTATTGTTATTGTTAATGGGCTGATGGATTATATAAAGAAAATCATTTTGATATCGATTTTCAATTTTATGAATTATTTAAATGATTTCGTTTTTTTATTAACTTTTCTTGTTTTACGTTGAGGTTTGCGACTTTTATATTTTTTACTATTTTTGCTTGTTCGTTTCATACCCCGCTTTTTTCTTTTTCCACCTGCTGCTGATGATACTGTAACAGCGGAAGGTGGCGGAGGTGGTGGCGGATCGTCACGACAATTTTTATTTGGTGGTTTACACGACATGTTTGTGCTCTGCTGTAATAATGTTTCTGCCATTGGATTTCCAGATCTTTCTTCTTGTTCTTGATGTTCTTCTTCTTCTTCTTCTCCTAATAATTCGGAAAGTTCTTCTTCAGCGGAAAGTCCTAAACGTCTACCTACGGGTCTAAAATTATTTTCATCATTCATTTTTATTAACTTAAATAATTTAAAATTTAAAATATGCAATAAATAAATATATTATATTTTAAACAGATATTATAATTTTATTTTTTGCTTTTTTTTACAACTGGAACCCATTTGTAAACTCCATTTTTATCTGCAACCGATTTAAAAAATTTGCCATTGTTTCCTTTTTTGGTTTTATTCTTGCAATCGTTTGCAGCGAATGCGGGAGATGGACGCGACGTATATTTTTTTTGCGTCTTTTTGTTCTTGTTGTCGCACTTTGACACTTTGGGCATATCTTATGTTACTATTTTATTATATTATTACTAAATATTTTAATAATAAAATTTTTTAATATATGATTTTGTATCTTTATTGTTTTCATCTTTAATATCATTTTATTAAAATTGAATTTTTTCATTGTACTTGCGTATAAGTAACAAAAGTGTTTACAAACCAGCGACAGCGACGAGATACAATAATGACAACAAAAAATCAGCAGCTTCTTAGAGACCTTCTTGAACAAGCAAAAACGCGAATGTTGTTAAGAGGAGCCGCAAATGCAAATGCGACAGGTTCAAAATCAATAGCAAATACAAACAACTCATCACCATCATCCTCTGCGCTGCTTTTAACCGAACTTACAACCAATGCAAATATCATGGAACTAGTTTTGGGCGTTGGTTACATTTTCATCATCATTGCATTTCTCATGAAATTACTACTACGAACTATTCGAAATTTTGAATACCATATATCCAGGTCTTACAACCGATTTGGGTTTATTATGAACGAAGAATCCGACTCCGACTCCGACTCCGACTCTGAAACGGATACAAGTGATGTAGAATCGTCGTTGTCGTCATCGCCCATTTCACTACGACCCGCATTATCATCATCTTTATCAGGGAAATATCTTCATCTTCAAACCCCCGTTCAAACCCCCGTTCAAACCCCTGTTCATCCGCAAACTCCTCAACCGCCACAACCTCTGAGAAGAAGTTTACGTTTGAAAATAAAGAGCGAACTCAATCTTTGCGCCATGCAAAATAATTTAACTACGACAACGACGGCGGCGAATAAGGCAACGCACAGTGAAACAAAACAAAGTCAAAATATGATCATTTCATCCGACCCTTGCCCTAGTAACCGTTGCCGCAATTCAATGATGACGATGACGACTCCTTCGCCTCATCCCGAACACGATGAAGAACGGGCATACTATATTCGATACTGCAACAAAAAGAAAATGATGAAAAAACGACCTGAATTTAATTCTCCTATATTCATTCGTCCGCTTGTGTTATAAACCTGGATAAAAATAAACCATTAACCCTTACTTTATGACAAGCCGGTTATCGGCGGAGGCGCATTATTTTTATCCGTGATATCCTTTCCAACTTTTTTATTTACGTTATTTACATTTTGTTTCAAAATAGTTGTAATTGCATCCATATTCGCTTTAATACTTGTTGTATTGTCGCCAACATTCTTTGACGTTTTATCAACTAGTGGCTGAAGTGCGCCAACTTTCGCAGCCAACATGTCTGTTTTTACACTGTCTGCATTTGCAGTTTCGGATAATGACATGGACTCAATACTATTATTATTTGTAAACACGGAACAACAAATTATGCATGTAAAAAATAAAATAAATCCAAAAACAACTAAATTACAATTTATTTTTAAAATATTCATACGTGTGGTATATCTTGTATGAATATTTTATTTTATTATTATTATTAATATTTCTGTTAATTTAAATTTTTATTGCAATAACACATATGCATTACACATAAAAACATGTATCGTGATCTCATCATAATTTACATTTGCGCGGCGCACCAGGACACTGCTTTTCATAATCGTTTTCTTTCGCGGCATCAGCTTTGTAACCCTCAACGTCAACGATATTGACACTATCCTCAAATTTCCTAAGAACAAATAGTTGCGACGACAAACTTTGTTCGTTCATAAAGTCAATCACTGTCGCCATAGTTACACGTTTACCAGTCGGCTTCAATGTTGTCTTGTAATGTTCATGTAGCTGAAACATGTTTTTCTTGTATTCCACTGCAAACTCCTTGAGTGGCTTTTTCTTATGAATATAACACTCCAAATAATTCTGGTGCAAATTGTGCGTATAATTGTAGAAATTCGTCTGGTGTCGGAAAAATTCCTCGTCTTCTGGAAATCTATCGTGTGCTCTAATTTTTTTCAAATGCAAATAAACAATTCGACTCTTTTCTACTGCACCCTTTGCATTCTTCACGTATTCATAGTTCGGGTTGCGGAATTTATAACGCGCGCCTTCATGCGTGCGAAACATGACGCCCGGATAATAATACAACGAGTTGCTCGACGCCCACAGATTGAGAATCTTATTAAAATCTTCTTCGCCCTTCAAAAGTCCAAATCTGGCTGGACGACGAACATTCGAAAAGGTCGACCACTTCACAACAGACCGATCCATCTCATACACGGTCGTACCGTCAATGTAATACATTGCAACAATGTACAAGGCCATACTCTTTACCGGCGCAACAATCGTATTGTCCGGATGCTGTAAAACAAAGCTGTACGAATATTCCTTCGGCAAGTCATCAAATTTCAATCCAACGGCAGCGCACGCTTCGAAAAACATCTGTCGAAAACATTTTTTATTCACTACACCCAAACCATTCTCCCTCTTTTCTGTTGGATAAATCATGTTCCTCGTTGAAAATTCCCATCCTTGAACATCATTCGACGGATTGTAAAACAAATTCACCATGGTTCCTTCCACAAATTCCTCTGCAAACTTTACTTTTGAAAAATCCAACATGTTTTTAAAATCAGAATCATCTTTTGATCTACGCGTAGGTTCGCACATTGGAGGAGAAAAACACACGATTTTTCGATCTGCATTTAAAATCACTGAACGAACATACTGCTCATATCCATATTCAACTCCATCGCGAACACGCTTTTGTAATATTTTTTTATCATAATTCACTAAAAAGTAGGAATGGCTATAATCATGCGTTACCTCCACAACTTTGCACTTGACACACGCATCATAACATTTACACCCGGCGTCATCGGAACCATTATCGCCTTGAATAAAATCATACAATGACGGAACACAACTTAAATCAAAAGAATAATAATACGGTTTACCATGAACTTCTAATGTTGACATTTTTATATTAATTGTTGTCTTTTCCTATATTCCTATAACCCTATAATCTAATGTTAAGTATCGTTTTTTCTTTAAATGTATTCCATAAATATTTAATAAGAATTGGAAAAGTAAAAAGAAATGAATAAATTGAATAAATAAATAATAATTATATTCTAAAATTTAAAGAATTTTCTCTTATGATTACTATATATAATATTTATATTCATATTTATAATAGAATATTATAGTTATTGATTTCATATTTCATAAAATTAAAATATTGACATTCATTCTGAAATGGAACTAGAAGTAGAAGAGAGAATTCGGAATTTCGATCCTGATCCAGAGACCAGAGACATTGAAATGAACAATAAACTGTTTCTGGGAGACCAAATAAAAATAAATGCGACCATTGCCGAATCCAAGCTGCAAAACAACGTGTATGAAGTCGTATATGTTGACTTGAGTACAATTCATCTCAATGATAAAAAAACACAGCAGCTAATAAAACTCCGCATTCGCGACGGCGAATTCGCCGATAAATTTGAAGATGAAGACATTTTAGAAATACAAGTACTGGAACGAAAGCCGACCCATAAATTCGTTGAACAACATGATCTCAAAATCGATATGGTTATATCTGTTGAACTGTCGCTAACACCAGATCAAATACGAGAACATGTAAAAGAAGCACCCGATGCACCTGGAGGCGAATCAGATGTTGGGTCGGAACCAGGACAACAAGATCAAAATAAACCGCTTGTTATCACGTGTAAAATTATTGATGTTGACGTAAATCAAGACATGATTGAAGTAAAAATTATTCTTGACGACAAAGAATCGTCGTCGTCGTCGTCGCCACATTCATATTCCTTCTCTCCGGAAATTAAAGAGCAGTTATTAAAAGACAGTATTTTTATTAACTTTGGGTGCAGGGGTTTGCCTTTTTGGATCAAACGAATCAAAGTTGTCGAGTACAAACCGACGCCACCAAAGTCACCCGACGTTGAAAAAGCCATTCAAGGCGAAGAAGGCGAAGTCGAAGGCGAAGTCGAAGAAGGAGATGTTGGCATCGATCTCGACCTTTCGGAAGCGCTGGATGAAGGCAACCACATTTTTGCAAACATCATGTACGAAGTTCCGTCTTCACAAAAAATTGTCTCTGAAATAAAACAATACAATGATTTACTAGAAAATATAATTGCATCTGTTCCAAAACATAAGCGAACTGAAACCGAACTCAACAGTATTCATCGAAACATTGAGCGTTTTTTTCAGCTGCGAAAAGAGTATTCAATCTTTGATAAAAATGGGGTTCCGAAAATGCCCGCCCACTTTACCGACGCAGACAAGCCGGCCGTTCCGCACATTCAAAATCTTGACACACCACTGTATTGGGTTCTGCCGATTGTTGAAAACATTAAAAAATTATATGTTACAGGTGACGACGCGCAAGAAGCAGACACTGTAAATGGAATTTACAGCTTTAAGCAACAGATTATTGAGGAAAAGGGAATTTACCCGGATCGAAACGCGCCGCATAATCCCAATATTATGAATGATCTCAATTCTTACTTGACCCCGTTTGAAAATCCGAAAAGAAATCCGGATCGGACTTACGTAATACAAGACAAACCGGTACAATCAAACGCGCTGACACTATCCACCAACAATGACACGATTGTGTCTCGTGCAAATAAAGATAATTCCACGGTTGTTCCTTTCTACATTGATCGAGTGTATAATACCGGGTTAACAAAGCTGGAATTTGAAGATGTCAAGTCAAACAGCGTGAAGCGCGTAGAGTCAACTCCTGACGATTCGGTATTTATCACATCGTTTATGACGCTGGATAAACCAGCCGTTCATTTATCGCAATTGCTTTTACCCGACACGGTTTTAGCTGATCAGGCAGCGCTGAATTCTGCATTCCTTAAAACGTGGCATTCCATTATTTCAAATGTTAAAATGAGAGACGATATTCCATCGGAAATGATTCGAGTTGAAAAAAAAAGAAACGGTGGAGCGGAAGAAGTTGAAGTCATTGGGGAATACAAAAGTTTTTTAAAAGACGCGACACTGTTTTTACTGGATGGTGTCAACGGTCCCGCTTCAAATGCCGTTGTTAAAGAGTTTATAACGTCGTTTGTTCCGACAAATGAAGATGCGTTTCTCATGTTGGAATCAAGAAAAACAGAATCATCCACTAAAAATATAAAAAAAAGACAACTCAAAACGAATGTTTATGGTTACTTGTCTTTCTACAAGGTGATTTATGCCCTTCAACCGTTTTTAATTTATTCGAAGAATGTTAATGCACAACAATATGAAATGATGCGCGCATTTGTTCATAAAAACATTGACAACTATTTTAAAAAACTGGGAGTATCCAAATCCGAATTTAAAAAACTAGTTAATAAAAATGATATAAGTGGATTCGAGTCGCTTGAAATGTTTTATAATGCGTTCGGCGACGACAATTCGAAATCGTCTTCATCAAAAAAAGCAACAAAAGAATCTCTTCAAACTAAAATTGTGCTCGCCGATGACACCACTGTAACCTTTGATGAAATTTTCAAATTGTATAAATTCAATGAGTTAAAACGACAAGATGACATATTTCTCTCTTCCTCTGAAATATTAAAAATAATAATTGAAACCGACTACGCGCGTTTGTTCATGGATGCGCTCGCGGTAGAAAATTCGGATTTGACGTCTTCTGAAATCGACAGCATTATACGGAGAGAACAGCAGGATATTACAGAACACCTCTCAAAAACTGCATCATCCGCCGATGCAAAAACATGCAAAAAACGTGAAATTACGCTGAGTAAAATTTACTCTTCAACCGCGGCATTAGAGCTTGATAATGACAAGGGTGACGTTTTGTTTGATGCTCGCTACGATCCTTCTGGAAAACGAGTTGTTAAAGATGGCGACTATGCGGCTTTAAAAATGAGCGAAGGCGTGAGCGAAGACATGAGCGAAGGAGAAGATAGAGAAAGCAATAAAAGTTACCAATACTTTGTAAGGCGAAATAACAAATGGGTAAATGATGATGATCCCGAACTTCAAAATGTGCAAGTCGATGACCCGTTTTATTTTTGCAACATTCCTTCTGAAACAAAACCCAGTCCGCTTTGTTTTTCAATTAATCAAAAGTGTCTTGATAAGTCGGTTGCAGAAACGTCCATTCTGCAAAACTTAACTTCAAGAATTGTTAACGAGTTTGACCAAAAAAGTGAATCAAAACGGAAAAATATCGATGAAACATTTTTATTCGATTTGAAAAATATTAAACTTCTCGATAAACTAAAGGTGAATGACATTTTAAAATACAATAAAGTAAAATATGCCCTTTCACAAGAAAACAAAAAAAGGGTTGAAACCGTTGTAACCTCTCCTTACCAAGATACTGTAAACTGCATTCTCGGCTTGGAAGACGTGGGGCTAAAGTATCAGTGCATATTAGACATGGTAAATAGCGAACTTTTTCTAAGAAGTGCGGCGGCAGGCGACGATGCACACTGGTTCTATTGTAAAACAACGGGTATACGTTTACTACCAACCTTTTTTTACGACCTTGCACAAAATTATAATCCCGCCGATCCCAAGTCATTGAAATACATGTCTACTCTCTCTCAGATTGAAAAATCCAATGGTAAACGCGAAGGCGACCAGATTGTCGATAAATTCAGCGGCTATGCCATTTCAAGAATTGCATTTGTATCCGAATCGGAATGGATGGCTGCTGGCGAAGAGGAAGGTTCCGGTTCTGGAAACAGTGAAAGCATGTTACATTTAATGCGCGACGAACAGCAAATGGCTTCGGATACCACGTCCGTAAATGCGGGCGAAATTATTGAAATTAATATTCAGAACCAAGGCATTGAACAAACCGGTATGGCTGCCGCCATTTTACAAGAAGATGCAGAAGAAGAAGCAGAAGAATTAGAAGAAGGCGATCAAGAAGAACAAGAAGGTGAACAAGAAAAAGAATACGAATTTGAATCAGAGAGAGAAGAATATGAAACCATGATTGGAATTATTGATCACTATGAACATTCACTGTCAATTGTTCTTAAACCGCGAGAGAGACGATTTATTATTGAAAATATTCAATTTCTTGTGCCGGCGAAAAAAACAAAGGAACAATATGAAGTGGATAAAAAAACCAGCGCAGATTATGAAACCTATGAGAAAACATACAACCAGTATCTCATTTTTTATTGCATGGCACTCATCATCATTGTCGTGCAAACATCCATTCCGCAAATTAAAACCAAAACCACATTCCCTAATTGTGTGAAATCGTTTGAGGGGTATCCGTATTCTGCAGATGAAACAAATTTGCCCTTCCTTATTTATATGGCGTGTATTACGCAAAAAGTAAAGAGTGATTATGCGCCTTGGAACTCTGTGAAAAAAATAAACCAGGATAAGATGAGAGACACGCTATTCAATTTAACGAAAACGAAAATAATAAATTTACCGGTTGTGCAAGCGCGTTTTGAAGCCAAGCGCGATAATGATGCAATCAAAAAACAGCGCGAAATCATGAAAGTGAATGCAAGACATAGAATTAACGATGCACTGTTCCTCTTTCGCCCGCTTCTTGTAAACCCGTCCATTGTTCTCACCGCAACACCGCTGCCCGTTACAAAAACGTACTGCGATGAACTGAAACGAAACCTCAAAAATGGAAACAGTTTACAAACGGAAAATATACTCGTAATTCAATCAAAAATCGTCCACTTTTCTCTCTTGGTTCAGAAACTCATTCAAGATGCAATCACGGCGCAAACGGCGGACAAGACAAAGCTGTTATCGAAGAACTACATTCAGAACGCTTGCTGCAATGAAAAAGGAGAAAAAGGCGATGATAATGAAACCGTTTTACAGTACATGATTCAAAAGGAACCCAACATTCGAAATTATTGCGACATGGTGGAATGCAATGCAGATATTTTACACGACGTTTACGCTTTGAGTGAAGCGGCGACTATGTTGGATCCAAAAGACACACGCGGTATGCAAATGCTGCAAGCAGATCAAGGCGTAATTCATTACGCCGCCGCGTACCACGAAACGCATTCTAATTTTGATGAGTATACGATTTATAACGCATTTATGACGTATTGCAACTATGACAAGCATAAAGGACTTAAAGCGGTTGCTTCGGCTGCTTCTCAAGAAGCGTCGTCGTCGGCGAAAAAAAAGAAGTCATCAAAATCCAAGGAAAAGGCGGGACAAAAAGAAGGACGAATGGAAGCAAGAGCAGCCATTGAAGAGCAGGAAGAACAAGAAGAGCAACAGCGACAAGAAGAAAGCGAACAAATTGAAGCAAGTTCTTTGAGAGAAATAAATGAAACTGCGCTTTCAGAGGAACTTGAAAAAAATTGCAAATTCAGAAACACGTTGGGAGAGAATCATGACATATTCAACATTTTGAAATCCGCAAAAAGTATGACACACGATAACAAACTAAAATTAATAACTCAAATCAAGAATGAATTCAACTTGGATTACACAATTAAAGATTTACAGCATTTACTTCAACTTGTTTACCGTCAAACGATGAAACCCATGTATGAAGCTCGCGTTGGAACGTATAATGAAAATTTGAACCGCATTTTAACTAAAACATTGTCGCCATCTGCACCTGTTGCTGTTGCTGCATCTTTACAAGTGCTGGATAAAGATGTTCTCATCGCACTGAAAGCATTCAACGAGAACCCGACCGCCGACAGATCCAGGAATTTACAACGACGCGTCGAACAAACCAGTAAACTGTTGACGGAGCAAGTCACGGCATTTTTAAATATGAAACATAAAGCAACTGTGAATGCCGTTTTCAGAACACCGTCCGATATTACGCAAGGCGTCGTTACAAAAGGCGGTATTATGTTGTTTCATAAAACAGAAAACACATTGCTTAACGGAGAGAATAATACGCTTGAAGTATCCGTCGAATTCGTGAAAAATGCAATCAAAAATATAACACAAGTGTATCCAAACATGATTCTGAATCAAGTGTCTGAAATTGAGTCGTTGCCGCCCTATATTACCGGACAACTTTCTTCCGGCGACGCTTCGTCCATTGTTGCGTTTTCAAACGAGCGCGTTACGAAAACACTTTGCAATTTTTATAAAATCGGAAACAAAAAACCGGTTATTAATATTTTGAAAAATGTACAGTCGACCATGGTTTTATTAAATGAAATCATCCAGAATACGCCAATTTATAGTGGAGACAACAAACACATTACGGTGCTTCTGTACGAATATTACTTTTTAGCGGCCGTTTATTCTTATTTGCATTTTTCGAATGCTGTCAAACAGTTTCGAGAGAAAAAGGCGGGACAAGGACAAGGACAAGGACAAGGACAACCCCCAAAACAAAAAAATCCAATCGATGTGCAAAAAGAAGTATCGCGAATTTTAACCACGTATTTCGATCTCATTTTGGATGATAAGAAAATAATGAATCGCAACATTGAAACCATTCGTGAGAATTATTTGCGTTCTCTCGACGATGAGAGAGACGACATTGTACAGAATGTGGAACAAATGTCGGAAGACCAGAAACAAATTTACTTGAATCATAAGAAATACAAAATGGGTTCGCAGTCCATTGGTAAAAATGCGGGTCTGCGAATTTATAACCCGGATTTTGAAACGGAAGAACTATCGCGCATCGAGAGAATCAATAATCGTAAAAAGGAGCGCGGAATAGTGAGCACAATGCTGTCTGGCGATCCGGACCCAGAGGCGCTGGCTCGCGAAGATGCGGTCGCAGATGAAGGAGACGCGCCGGACTATGACCCGGATGAAGAAAATGAAATGCAAGAAGATGATGCACATGAAGAGTACGCAAATTCTGCCGACATGTATCCCGACAGTTATGTGGATGTAGAAGGAGTCAACGAATTTGAATCTTGAGAGAATGGAGAGAAAATGATAAATTAATTTAGGGAACGCCGGAAATTTCCAAGCGGATCACATTGGGGTGATGTATAAAATTATTTACAAAATAAAAAGAATGTAAAAAATATAAAATGTAAAATAATTTTATTCTTTTTTGTCTTTTTGATAGTAATTTTATTTTACATTTATTTTACATTTTTAATATACCAAGAAGGAGCAGCCCGTTTCTTGTTCCACGTGGCAATCTTTTGTTTTTCTTCCGACATGTAGTAGTTTCGGTACGCTTGGACTGCGTCGTTTTCACATTTATACTGGTCCGGCATGGCTTGTGCGAACGGGGTGAGACGCTGTTGGGGGAAAAGCGATGCATCGGGAATGTGCTGTCGTAAATACTGTGCAACTGTGTATGATTTGTGGATTTTGGTTTCAGGATGGTCATAACGGTATTGCCATTCCTTGTGCATTTCATCGATGAGGTCGAGCGTCCAGATGAAATTGGCTTGAGATTCTCTGCACCAAATTGTGACGGGGTGATTTTTGTGTGCAATTTTGTAAAGCGGTGCGTTGCCTTCCTCATCGTCGGGAAGAAGAATGCGACGAGCAGAACACAGCATTTGAACCGCCTCCAAAATGATTTTTACAATGTGTTTGTCCATCATGGCTTCAGCAACTTCGCGCGGAATCAGGGATAAAATAAACAGGTTCATGCTGAAATGAGAATATAATTCCAAGAAACACTAATAATGATAATATTATTCATAAAAAAATCAATTTGATTATTTTTCATTGATTTTTTATTGTTTCATTATTTTATTTCATTATTTTATTTCATAATAAACCTAATTTATAGTTTCATGTATAATGTATAATTTCACATATTTTTTTATTTTGATATAATAACAATCGAGTTTAGCGATATTCATATACTTATATTAATAAAAATAAAAAATAAATATGAATCGGCTGTTTATTAAACAAAATATCACTTCATTGTCCATATTACTGTTTATTATATTATTTGGAATTATGGCATACGTGAAACCAAGTTTCGTATTTCATAAAGACGGAACCGTTCGCCAGTTTGGAATCGGATATAAAAATAAAACCGTGATACCAATATGGCTCATCGTGATTGTCATGGCATACTTGTCATACCTGTTTCTTCTTTATTTACAAGTGTTTTAGAAAATAGAAAATAAATGAATTGTGGGGGGGAGTCGCTGTATTATTCGAAACTAACCACCACTTCCACTTTTTCTGTTTTGATACTTTTTATCGCCGAAACAGATAATTCTTCGCGCTTCTTTCTAGTTTTGTTCTTTTCACTTTTGATTTCATTTTTTATTTCATTCTTCACATCATTTGCAATGCTGTTGCTGTCATCACACGATGATCCCGATGAAATGGAAGACAATGATGAAGCAGTTGAAGAATTGGAAGACGATGATGACGACAAACGTTTTGAGGTGCTGTTCCTCGCATTCATGTCATCTTCAATGGTGTCGTAATGCTGTTCAATGTATTGCACAATGTTATTTTCAATTGCCCATTTAAAAAAATTGAGTTGTCCAATCGTCGTTTGAATGTATGTGCCATTCGTATAGGGAATGGTAATTCGATCCCACCTACAAAATGGATCGAATCGTTTTTTTGAATACGCTTTCAATTTCAATTTATAGTCGACATACACTTTAAACCGTCTGGATCCTTTTGAATATTCATTATTGATTGCATAAACTGTGAAATATTTTTTTGCATAATTGGTTGCAAACCAGTCAATAATTCGAAGCGATATCTTCGAATGACCGTTGATAATTTGCAACATTACATTCAAGTTGTCATTTTGTTCATAGAATTTCAACAAGTTTGTCAATAATAGTGCATTCTGTGTTGTATACCCGGAACCACCAACAATGTCAATGATATTTGCATTCATATTTCCTACAAAATAAAAATAATAGTAATAATAGTAATAATGATATAATTACATGGTCTTGGTTTATATCATTTTTTTAAGAAATAATTAATAAAAATATACAATAAAAATTACTCTATTTTTCGAAATGTTAGTCCAATCTGTTTTCCATATTTAAAACGGTCGCTGTCCATGGTTCCTCGTTTCAAATTGCATTCCAAGCAGCTAATAACAACATTGTCCGCATTGTGTCCAACATTATTATCAATCCGATCCAGCGTCCATTGTTGTTTTGAGTACATGTTTTTATATAAAAGCTGACAATCACGCTTACAGTAAAAACACTTCAACTTGGAACATAATAGTTTATCAACGACGTCTTCGAGAGATATGAATAAATCTTTTTGAAATATGTTTTTTTCGACATCTTGTCGTTTATACCCCGAAATTTTGCTTGTTAATTCTTTTAAAATAAGAGAACGATGTTCTACACTAGTGTCTTCCATGTTCAAATACAATTTAGATACTTCTCTAAATTGATAAGCGCATGTAAAACAGTGCTCTGGTAAGTCCCATTTTTCGCACGACGACCGCTTTATCCCTTCTGATTTCGTGGAGACATTTTTAGAGTCCGATTCTATAGATAGTGTATCGTTTTCGATACACTTATTTTTTAACATTATTTCTAACTTTTTACCATGAACGCCGGAAACGTTGATATTTTTTATCATTTTTATTTTTTTTTAATTCGAACGGATGGATATGTTGAATGAAGAAAAAATAAATTTAGATAAATTTATATAATTTTAGAAATATAATATTAATATTTTTATAAATAATTAATATTTTATAAAATATTATATATACTATACATATAAATAGTATAAAATGAATAACATGCTTGATACGCTTTTCGGTCCTTTGACTCGTGAATATTGTTTGTACTATTATGGGTTTTCCATATTTTTTTACGTTTTATTTGTTTTTGTAACTGTATTTTCTCTCTACAGTTTGTTCTCAAAGAAATTTAGTTTCGGATTACTGCTCAGTTTATTCATGAGTTGTTTTACATACTTTTTAGCATATTTTGTTTCCCGTCTGTCGTATTCCATGTGCGTTGGCAGTTTGGCCCCGTCATCTGCTTCATCACCCATGCACTTGTTTTAATTCGACCACAATCATGATATAAATAAATATATAAATAATGAATTTCATGAATAAAAATATTTATAAATTCCGCCTAAAATCCATGCAGCATTTATAACAATCGATTGATATTGTTTTGATGTAACACACACGACAAATAATCCAGACGCGCCTATCGTATTCAATACAAAATCAATTGTTTTTGAAAAAGGAACGACATACGGAATCAACACTAAAATACTTCCAATCCAACCAACTCCTTCTATTAAATACACTTTACAGTTTACATTATTATTATTGTTCGCATTGTTCGCATGAAGAGTTTCAAGGTTTTCAATAGAAACAACAGAATTTTGATTTGAAATTGTTTCCATTTATTATTTGTATATTGTATTCATATAAATTATGGCGATTTATAAAACATGAATAAAATAATAAATAGATTTATATAAAATATGAATAAATTATTATTTATGAAATAGATTTATATAAAATATGAATAAATTATTATTTATGAAATAGATTTAAACTCTATTTCATAAATATATATAAGTTGCCGACAAAATTCACAATGGATTTAAATTCAATGCAAGAAACAAATGAAAACTATAATAATTTAAAATCAACTAGTAATACTGGCGAAAATAATGGAACCAATGTTAAATTGAATACTCCGTCAAAAGAAGAAGAATGTATCGAGCTTAGAAACATGAAATACAAGACCATGTTGCTAAAAAAAACAAACACAAAACAGTTAACAAAGTGTAATTCGAACATGGACATTGATTCTTTTCTAGAAAAGGAAAGAATACAAAACAAGGAAGACCAGTGGACAAAACTAGACAAGTCAATGAAAAATTCAAAACTAATTGCATTTGTTGACAATTATGCGAGTGAAAATAATCTGAACGATGATGATAAATCATTTCTTCAAACGTTTTTATTTGCATGTCTTGAGCAAAAAAAATTGATAAAAACGAAAGATGTCGTCTATGATAAAGTAACTGGAATGATTTTATCCATTCCTTGCTTGTTATATACGCCGACACTAACAAAAAAATTTACCTTGAAACGATGCGAAAAGAGACCATCCACGTTGAGTTCACTTGCTCCAAAAAGCAAAGTAAGTAGAAAATCGATTCAATCATCAAAAACAGCCATCGCCAGTACTACTACCACATCTGGCGAAAATTAAGTTGGCGTTTATAGTTCCGATTCTTCTTGATTACATAGTTTATTTAGTTTTGTTACTATTTCAGCCAAGGTTGTTTTTATGTATGCAATATCTTGCGACATTTGTAAAAATTTATCAGCGTTCATTCCACTATCCGTATAGTCACTTGCGTCATTTGCGTCAAGAATGTTTTTTTTTGTTTTAATTTTTTTTAATTTATTGAAAATAAAACTTACATCTCCACTATCTTTCTCACTGTTTCCGTCGCTATTACTTTCATCGTATTTGTTTTCGAACATTTCATTTTCAATAACATGCAACTGTAGTTCATTACCAAAACTGACATGTTTTTCATTGATACTCCGTTCATTATTTGCATTTGCCATTTTGTATGTTATAAATTGTTCTTTATTTGCATTAGCATTTGCATTAACATTTGCATTAACATTTGCATTTGCACCTATATGAATGCGAGAAGAATCTGATTCGGGTGTAAAAACATTCTTTATTTGTTCCAATTCTCTTTCTCTGGATGCCAATGCTTCTGCAAGCAAACGTTCCATGTCGTCCCCAATCGGTTTATCATAAACGTCATCTGTGAAATTTATTTCTTCAGGTTTTTTTAACTTTAATATGGAAGACATTTCTTCTTCTTTTCTTTTAAATTCATTTTGAAATGCATTTTGGCGCTCTTTTTGCAAATCTTCCGCTCTGTAAATTGTTTCTAGTTGCGGAACTTGTTGTTGTTTTTTTTGATAGATTTGTTGAAGAGGAGGTTGTCGTTGTTGTTGTTGCGACTGTTGTTGCGCGTATTGCAGTTTGACGGCTTCTATTTTTTTACATATAACAACAACTGCTTCTTTATTTATTGCATTCAGATTTAGGGGTTTATTTAATCTTCGACAATGTTCGCTCATAGTATGAATTGTCGTTTCAAAAATTTCTTTAATGGTGGGCACTTGACTGTCAGGTATTCCGATAAATTTTCCACCTCCGTGCAAAACGCTCCATAAAAGCGCTTTATTTTCATTTCCTGAAAATGCCGACACGGTTGCCATTGTTTCTGATAGCGATGAGTTCATTTATTTTTCTTAAATAAATATAGATGTGGATAAATATAAAATGAAATCTTTATTATTTAATTTAATAATTAATTATTAAATTAAAATATTTATATATATAAATTATAAAATCTAAATTGATTTTATATTTTATAACAACGCAAATGTAAACGAATCACGAATCGCAAATCGCTTATTTACTAATCTTTCAGTTCAGCTATCAATGAGACCGCTTCAAATTGTTCACCCTCTTGATCTAGAAGTTGGAAAACAGTATCTTATTGAACACATTGGTCCGAGTCACCATACTCGTCCGAGATGCAAGGGCGTATTTATTGGAAACATATTGCCAGAGTGTCAATACCAATGCATTCAATCCAAGTTTAATAATATCCAGGATATAATGCAGTTTAAACCCGAATTTGAATACAAGTTGCAAGATTGTTTTTATAGGTACTATGAAGCCGACGCGTTAGTTCGGGCATATACGACGCACGTATTACGCACAATAATCGGGGATCCAGATTTTCAGTTTGATTTACCCACGACAAAACGCGAGAGATTATAGTAATGTTGCCATTCTCAAGACGAAATATTGAATAAGATGATCTGTTTTGCATTCTTGAATGTGTGTTATATATTCAATAAAATCTAAAAATTTTGAATTTATATGTTCGGGCTCATGTTGAACAATATAATTCAAAAAATTTTTTATTATATTTTTACGTTCAATATTATAAGTTAAACTAATTTCATTTAATTTAGAAATAATAACGGCGGGTTTCATTTTTGTTTTCAACATTGTTGATACGTCTTTCCATACATCATTCGTTATAACTTTACATTCGCACAAGACGTGTTGATTTGACTGCATATAGTTTATCATACTTCGAATGTCGGAATTAAAATGGCGTTGTATCGATGTTAATATTTCGAAACTCGCATTTAGTTTTTCAGACGTGTTAATTTTTTGTAAAAATGATATGATTTTTGAATGTGGTAACATGTTAAAACGCATTCTTACAAATTCGGTTTGCAACGCTTCATCAATTCTGCTTACATAGTTACAAATCAAACAAAAACGAACATTGATTGAGTTGTTAAAGTTGTTTAATAAATATCGAAGCGCTATTTGTGCATTTTTTGTCATGTAGTCAACTTCATCGAGTATAACAAACTTCATACCGTCGCCAAACATTGATTTTGATGTTACAAATCCGCTAATCTGATTTCGTATAATGTCGATGCCTCGTTCATCCGATGCATTTAAATGTATCATTAGTCCCTTATTTTTTTGATCGTATTTTTCTTGGTACGCATTTATCATGTTGATGATCGTTGTTGTTTTTCCGGTTCCCGGTGGTCCATAAAATAATAAATTTGGAAAGTAATCATTTTCAATAATAGATTCGATTATTTTTTTATTTACATCATCCAAGACAATGTCGTCGAAATTAGATGGTCTATATTTTTCAACCCACGGAGTTGAATTGTTTATTTTATCGTTATAAATATCACTATCATTATGAAGAGTGTCATCTTTATTCACTTCCATTTTTACAACAACCTATTTATTATTTATAAATAAACTTTAACTCGTATTTTATAAATAATTTATATTTATTTGTTTCGTTTTCCTAAATATTTTTCGTTCGTTTCGACTTCTTCGATTTCCTAATCCAACCAAACTTTTTACACGATTCTATGACATTGTAACAATGAATATATATTATTATGTTATATTATAAAAATTGAATTAAAAACATCTTAAACTATATGTTATACAAATAAGAGAGTTGATATAATAATGGAACCAATTTCTTCTTCTTCTTCTTCTTCTGCTTCGGGTTATCTTGAACTCATTCTTGGACCCATGTGGTCTGGAAAAACGTCCATGCTTTTAACGTATTATCGACAATGTTGTTTTTGTAAATTAAATGTATGTGTAATCAACTTTAAAGCCGACGATCGTTATTCTGAAACCATGCTTTCAACGCATGATAAACAAATGATACCTTGTATCATGGGTTTCTCAATGGAAGAAATTATGCTGAATTCCGAATACGCGAAACAAATAAACGAGTGCGATGTCATATTGGTGAATGAAGGTCAGTTCTTTCATGATATTGTTGAGTTTACATCCGAAATGGTGGAAAACCAACATAAAAAAGTATACATTTGCGGACTCGATGGAGATTTCAAACGAGAGAAAATTGGGAAACTGCTTGATCTTATTCCGCTCTGCGACAAGGTTACAAAACTGCGCGCGCTTTGTGGACAATGCAAAGATGGAACGCGCGCCCCATTCTCATTCCGAAATACAAACAGCACCGAACAAGTATTAATTGGCGCAGATGATATATATGTTCCTCTTTGCAGAAAATGTTACCAAACCGCAATCGAAAAAAAAGACAAGTAATAATCGCGTGTAAGCTTAGCTTTATTAGCTTCTTCTTCTATGAGTTCTTGTCCTCATTGTCTTCGTCCTGGCTCTCGTCCTTGTCCTCGTCCTCGTTGCCGCTATTGTCCTGGCCCTCGTTCTCGTTTTTGTTCGGTCATTGTCTCTATGTTTAGAATAAGATGGAGAGAATTTATTCACATCTTTTATTTTTTCGTCGAACACTTTAGCGTCTTTCCCTTTACGTTCCTTGGTTTTATATTTTTCAATCGGATTATAATTCAAAAACCATTCTTCATATTCGCGCGTCCCTTTTTTATCTTTGAGTTTATTAAACATGTGCGATTTAACATCCTTGATGTCTTTTAATGTCACCTGTTTACCGATGCACGGTTTCGAAAAGCGTTTAAAAATGCCATCATTTTTTGTCAAGTTATCATACTGCAAATCATAAATGTACTGACTCATACACAGCAAGCGATCTCGATCATAATACGGGCGATTGATATAAAGAAATAACAAATAGTAGCTGAGAATGGTGTCTGTGCTCGCAATATTCACATCTTTTTTATTAACGCGCACAACATTATAATTATGACAAGCGCCGGGCGCCGGCTCATAAACGAATGCCACCGTTTTTCCGTCCACTACAATTTCATAGTGTTCGGACACGTGTTCTCCGAAATCTTCGCGTTCTTCCACGATTACGCGACCGAAATGCCCCGTTCGTTCCAGCTTGTCTTTCAATTTATGCGCGGATTTTTTAGCGTCTTCAGACAACAAATCAAATGACGGCACGGCGGAATATAGGACAGGGCGCTGGTCTTTTTTCAAGTGTTCGGAAAAAAGCGCACATGCGTACCCTCCAAAAAATACCAGTTTTTCTGAAATGGCTTCATCGCGCACAATTTCAAATATTTCCTCATCTTTTTTCGATGGCGCCGCGATCGCATCTTTTGCCCTTTTCAAACAATTGTCTCCTTTCAGCGGAAAGTTTTTGTTAAAAAGAAGCAGGCGCTTATAGACCTTTTCCCAACGGCTCACATCGCCATCTGGACGCGACAGTTCCAAATACATGGACATTCTCAAGAAGTTAATTGGCGCGTACAAGATTCCGTTCCGCTCGATTGATTCGCGCATCAAACTTTTAAAAAGTTCTGGCTCAATAAACGTAATATCAGCAACGCCAATGAAATTCACAAACACCTTGTACGTTCCCGTGTGCATGCCAGATTTCGCTTCCACGTCATTGAAACCCTTTTTATAGAATATATCGGCAAGCTCTTTCGCATCGTCTAGCGAATTCGGCGAAAAAAAATCGTAATCCGGAATCTCTCGTTTCAAGTCATAAAATTGATCCTTTTCCGGCAAAACATTATTTATAGAAATTCCACCGTAGCAAATAAGCTTTTTTTTTATTAAAAACTGTTCAACAATGGAAATGATTTCTTGAATTGTCGGATTGCTCACCAGCTTTTCACCTTGTGATACCTCTATTTCTTTTTGCGATTTTTTCAATATCTCTAAAGAACGTTCAATGTCCTTTTCGCTCATTTTTTAAATAATTATTTAATATACCTATATTATTATTATAAAATATTTTTATAATAATAAAAATTGAAATTATTGTTTATTGATAGAATGAATACTAAAATTTATTACAAGACGACGCGATTATATGGATTTTTATAACGTTATTGGTGGTAGTGGTATTGGTACTGTTACTGGAAATAAAGTAAAAATTCGTCCAAAAACAAAATATCACGATGATGCAATGATGAATGTTAAAAACTCATTTCAGAATGCATTTAAAATACTTCATTCTCCCGTAAAAACCAAAATATCAAAAAGTGAACTAGATAGAGGTGGCGGGGGGGTCTTTACGAATAGAAGAAATCGCTTTGATTTGGTAAATGTTACATTTATAAGTTTTGTAGAAAATCATCATAGTAATCCTGTAAATCTTGATACTATATATTTAGCTGGTTGGCGCATTCTTTGTAATCCAGATGAATATTTTTCAAATCAAGAATTGTTGAATGCTTTACCCCTGATTGTTAGGTATGAAAACTATGATGAATTGAAAATGTATCCTGCACCAATCGAATGGGACAAAATAAGTTCAAATCGACACGATTATAAAAAAGAAGATATCGTGTGGGTACAAGACATTAAAAATCTTGACAAATTTCGAAACAAGGGAAATTCGGTATATATTGGACCGACACTTATCGGACAAAATGAAATGGATTATGCTACCAAATCTGAAATAGAAAACGTTAAATTTGTTATGCTTTATCAAAAGATCAAAATGGAGGATTTTAAACAATTTTTCAGCGCATCTGATATGGACATTTTTACTAAATTTCAAAATGATTTTGAAAAATCCAAACTGTTCCTTGAAAATGATAGGTTGCAGGAATATTCAGTTCGTTATGGGAAAACTGTTTGTCCTGAATTGATAAAATTTGGAGACGTTGAACTCGCATCAATAAAATTTAAAGATATAATAAACGGCACAATAGAAGGTGATATTGGTAGAGAAAAATTCAATCGAACTGCAACCAAAATAAATTTACACCACATCGATAGATTACTTCCTGGTAAATTAAACCATAACCACAAAAATGTATTTCTTGGAAAGGCGGAAGGAAATTCCATAAATGCGGCATTCAACTCACTCGGTTTTGATTTAGAACTTGTACTAAAAAAGTGCTATGCAGAAAAAGATGCAAAAATTGCCGAATTAGAAGCAAGGGTGGCTGTAAACAATTCACTCGACATTTAATGTAAGTAATTCATTCAAATTTCAATGTCTTCCAGGTCGCACTCGTTATTCGTAATATTTTTTATGATGCAATCTCGAAACAAATCTTTACGAAGTTCAAATCCAACGCCAATTCTACCCAGCTTTTGCGCCGCAATCGCCGTTGTAAAACTTCCGGCAAATACATCTAAAACAATTTCTCCCCGATAGCTATAGTAATACGTGCTCATCAGCGGAATATCCATCGGAAACGGTGCAGTATGACCCAACTTGTTTTCTTTTTTGCTATTTATTTTAATCACCGGTGACAATTTGCGAATATCCCGCCGCCACTCTTGCACAAGCTCTTTCGGAATCACATTTTCTTGCTGCCGAAACGGATTTTGCGTCATAATTGTTTTTAATGAGAACCGCTTCCCACGATCCGACTCGCTGCGTTCACAATTCGAATTTTTGCATTCCCATGAACGCAACCCGCGAAACGTGTAGCTGTTACTCTTTACATTCAAACTGCCGCAGTCATTACATGGATACTTGACGTCTTTTTCTAGTCGATGCTTGTGAAAGATGAGAATATGTTCGTAACAATTGCACGCGTACTGAAAGAAGGGAAACGGTTTATTTCCGTTTTTATGTCTCGAACTCTGCACTTCGCCCTTGTCCCAAATAATGTCGTCCACATACGTGAACCCGCATTCCTCAAACATGGTTATAAAGTATGCAGGCAGCGGGATTTTCCGGAATCCAAACGCGTTGATCTTATCCTTTTTGTCATTATCTACCACATCACTAACATTGAAGACAAACACGCGATGGTTATCCAGGACTCGATAACATTCCGAAATTATTTGACGCATGTCGTCCAAGTACGCTTGCAGATTTGGCCATGTGGAATATTCGCGCGCATTATAATACGGAGGCGAAGTAACAATGTGTCCAATCGACTCGCTCGGAAGACGCCGCAACGCTTGCAAACACCCGCTCCATACCACTTTCACTTTTTCTGGACTTGAAGTAAGCTTGTCTAATAGCTGGTAATCCGCACTTGGTTGCGTTTCTTCATTGAATTGTTGTTTGATGATGCAGCGATACGCATCGATGAAATTGTAAATGTTTTTTTCGCGGTTTTCTTTGTCGACCGTATACTTTTTTGCCAACTCTTCCAACTGATTCTCTTTGAAAATTTCCTTTAAATATTCACGATTCGTTTCAACGAGATCATGAGATAAAACAACGCTGGCCTTCGGTTTAATTATTATTTTTCTTTTCTTACCTTTTTCTTTCAACTCGTTCGATTCTTCTTTTGATTCTTGCATTACAGAATGGAATGCGTGTATTACTTATTATTAACTATAAACCTTTATTTCAATTTTTTAATTATTTTAATGATTCGTGTAAATAAAAGAATTAAAACTCGCGATTCGAATTAAATTGTAAAACTGTACATGTTGGATTGCAGCGGGCGACTGGCAAACGAGAGTTTTGGGTCTTGTGGTGTGGGCGCCTGGATCGTTTGAGGAACAAACATTAAATCCTTCGGCTTCAACAGGAATGCGCTGTTCATCGGCCCCGATTCAAACCAGTCATTATAGACCGCCAAATTTCCGTCTCTTAAAAGCTGAAATGATTGTGCCATACACTGACATCCAGCCAAAGACGGCGGCATCGGGTCATAATTTTCCGCCGACATGGAAGGGTCCGGAACAACAATTGTCATGTATTGTTTATTAAATGACGTAAGTTCTGTAATGTCCGGACTGTTTAGCACATTAAACACGGTTAAAATTCTCAGAAACGCCTTGCTCGTCAAGTTCGTAATTTCATACATGCGTTCCGCTCCCGGCTGGTACAACAGCGGATTGCTTTCCATAATAATCACAATTTTTCCAGCAAACTTATTCACCGGCTCCGCACATATGTTTTTCCCGCCAAATTCATGATTATATTCCGGAATCAATCTGTCATTCAGGTTTGACTTGATTGCATCCGCCATACTGTTTAATACACTAACATCGTTGGTTTTGACTCGAAAAAGTAGTAGCAAGGGATCGCTGGGATTAGGACACACGTTTGAACTCGGACTAAATGCCGATGTCGCCACCGCCTTCATGGCATCGTCAAATGAAACCGAATTATAGGTTTCCTTAATACACTTGTCATCGCTTAACGATGTAGAAATGATTGGCTTCCCATTTTGACCATACACTTCGAAATCCAGGCACCTGCAACCCATTCGAATTGCGTGTTGAAGCGCGCACACGTTTACGTAGTCGTTTGAAAAGTTGCCTGTTGAGCAAGAATTGTATGCCGTTTTTATATAGTAATCTCTTAGTAAGTATTGAGAAGACGGGTCCGACGATGCGGTCGTAATCCAGCTTGAATTTAGTGCCGCCGATTTTTTACCGTTTAAACGTCGGCAGCTTTTTGGAAGCAGCGTCGTTTTATAATACACGTAGTATGCGATGCAACCCGCTATAAATATCACCAGCGTGGTTCCGATAATGTGAACGAGCGTCGTATTATCCGTTTGCGAAATGTATGATTTTAGTTGCAGTTTAAAGCTGTTGGCTGCATTTGCTACGCCTGAAATGGCATCACCACCTGGAGAACTTGCACTCGACATTTATTTATTTTTATTTATTTTTTTTATATGAAATATTTGTACTATTATGAATAAAATAAAATAAGAATTTATCTAAATCTTATAATTTATATATATTTTAAATTGTTGAATTTATATGTATTTATTTAATTGAGTGAATTATAATTTAAAATTATAATATCTACATTATATAGTATTTTATATTTATCTCTCTTCTCTCTAAAAAATATTTCATAAAGTATTATTAATATTATACATCGATGGCAGGAGGTTTATTGAATTTGGTTGCGTACGGTAACCAGAACGTGATTCTTAATTCCAATCCTAAAAAAACATTCTTTAAAACAACTTATGCGAAATATACAAATTTCGGTTTGCAAAAATTTAGAATTGATTTTGATGGACAGCGAAATTTACGGCTGAACGAGTCCTCTAAATTCACATTTTACATTCCGCGATATGCTGAACTGCTCATGGATACGTATCTGGTTGTCACTCTACCAAACATTTGGAGTCCCATATTGCCGCCCCAAAGCTGCAGTCAATCGTGGACGCCGTATGAATTCAAGTGGATCGAGAATATCGGCACGCAGTTAATCAAAGAAATCACAATTTCCGTGGGCGGCCAAACGCTTCAGAAACTTACAGGCGGATATTTGCAAGCGCTTGTAGAGAGAAATTTCAATGGGACCGAGCGCGATTTGTATAACCGCATGACAGGTAACATTCCGGAACTCAATAATCCCGCCGCATTTTCATCCAATAATGGCAAGTATCCCAATGCCTTTTATAATTATCAAAATGATCCAGCAGGCGTTGATCCTTCTATTCGATTCCGAAAACTGTACATTCCCATTAATGCGTGGTTCACGCTTAGCAGTAAAATGGCATTTCCGCTCGTTGCGCTACAATACAACCAGCTTCAAATCGATATTACGCTGCGCCCCATTCGCGAACTGTTTGTAATTCGGGACGTCTCGAATCCGGCCACCGGCAGTAATACCGCCGCACCCAGCACCACAAACGCCGACCCACCTTATTTTCCGGAATACGTGACGCCAAATTATATTCAGCCCAATTTCAACGACAACTTGCAACAGTTTTATCGATTCATTCAGCCGCCGCCAAACATTGAACTGGATTACGGAACTTCAACTCGCAGCGACTGGAATGCCGACATTCACCTCATGTCCACGTACTGCTTTTTGTCGGCAGATGAAGCCAAACAGTTTGCAACCGTGCCGCAACAGTACTTGTTTAAATCGGTTTATCAGTGGGATTTCGAAAATATCACCGGCAGTCGTCGCGTATGGCTGCAAAGCACGCTCGGCATGGTTGCTAGCTGGATGTTTTATTTTCAAAGAAGCGACGCATACTTGCGAAACGAGTGGGGAAATTATACGAACTGGCCTTACAAGTATAAACCGGACGGATTATTGCCGGCACCAACGACGCTACCATTCGATTGGTCTGCACTATCACGATGTCCGTCATATCCCGTTAACTTGGGACCAGGAACCAATCCGGCGTTTCCTCAAAATACCGGATACTTTATTACGCCGCCATTTAGTGTTCAGAATCAAAAAGACATTCTTCTGAATTTGGGAATTTTATTGGATGGTAAATACAGAGAGAATTTACTCGATGCCGGCATCTACAATTATTTGGAAAAATATACCAGCAGCCGCGGTTCAGCACCGGATGGCCTTTATTGTTACAATTTTTGCCTGAATACTGAACCCAGCGATTTTCAACCTTCCGGTGCAATCAATGCCAGCAAGTTTTCAACGATTGAGCTGGAATTTACCACATTCTATCCGCCGCTGGATCCAGAAGCGCAGTTCTTAACCATTTGCGATCCGGAAACCCAAGTTCCTGTGGGCGTGAATAAACCAACGTGGAGAATTTATGATTATAATTATAATTTGACTGTTTTTGAGGAACGCTTTAATGTGCTTACATTTGTGGGCGGAAACTGTGGTCTAATGTATGCAAGATAAAATAAATTGAAAAATTATTTTGTTTGATATTATTTTACAGTGTTTCTATTATCCTGATTATTCCGTTTATTCGGTATTCTGCTTATTTCGCAATGCAACGATCGATGACTGCAAAAGAATTGGGACAACTTCAACGAACCATGAACGAGCTGCTCCAAGGCGGTAAAATGGATGAGTTTCGTTTGTTGCTTGATCAGAACGCAGATTTGATTCAAACGACGAGAGAAAAAGGCATTGTTACCATGGTGCTACGATTTGCAATTTTAAATAATGACAATGCGCGTATTGCTTGCGTGTTTGACCGACTTTCAATGAAACGCGACTATTTTGCGCTCATGGTTTACAATCGCGATCCTGAATATTGTGTGCACTTGTTCACGCGATACATTGACGCTGCGCTACTCGACTCCAAAGACATTCGATTCATGATTGAAAACCACCTCACATTTCTGTTTCGTTACTTGGACGGAAAGTTTTTGCACGATTCTCGCCCCACCACATGTCACGGTGGTGGCGAGTTGGTCGAATCTGAGACAAGTTTATCCAGGTATACGCTTCAAGGATGCGAGCACTACGTTCAAAAAATTGTTAGTCAAATGGAAAAAGACCCAAAAAATAAATCGAGACAGCATCTTCCTGTTTTGAAAGCACTTGGTGAAATCGTTTCGTCAACATTGTACGATGCAGTCATTGACGGTGGAAATGTTCTGCATTCTTATAACGGCACTCCCAATCCAGAAGATTTGAATGCCATGATTCAAGTTGTTCGTCGAAACGGATGCAATCCGCTTGTTATCATTCACAAATCGCACACTGATGAACGACGCAATCCATCCTACGCTGCACGCGTAAATGTCGTGCTACGCGACGTGCCTCATATTATCACTCCCGTTGGACTAAATGATGACTTGTTTATTCTGGTGGCATACTTGTTGCGAATTCAGAAGGAAGAACGGAAAAACGGTTCTCGTATTTCCATCATTACGCGTGACACGTATACCGACCATATGGACAAATTCAAGCACGTTGAAAAGGATGTTTCGGACGATTTCGGGAAATACTTGGCGGGTGACCTTGTTCCATTTGTGAATGATGGTGGCGGAAACATTCGCCTTCACCTTCAACCAATGATTTCACACTGTATTCAAATTGTTGAACCGCATGCGTATGTACCTGTTGAAAAAACACACATGTTTCGAAAAATACAACTATGACGTGATGTGAATTGCATGAATTATATAAAATGAATTGTGTATAAAAAAATAAAAAATAAAAAGGTTGTTTTATTTTTTATTTTTTTGTTCTAAAGGCGGTGGTGAATGAATTTATATTTCAAGTAAATGAATTTGCAATGTTTCTGTTTTGGTCAACTTCGCGAGTAATGTCGGTTCCGAATACACGTTTCGCGCCGATGCGTGTAACTTGAACGCGTCGTTGCTGTGTCCGGAACCGTTCATTGTGCATCGTTTCCAAGAATGCCAGCATTCGACGAGTAAACGGTTCAGAAGGTTCAATGATTGTTGCATAGCGTTGAGCAAGATTCAGGAAGTCGTCGAGATTTTGAGATTCGTCGGCATTCGATGGGACGGGATTTATATTCTCCATACGCGCGAGTAAGATTTCTTCGACAGTGTGAGCAAGGCGTTGTTCGTTGGGTCCAAGTTGATTTGACACGGTAGTCATTGAGTTTGGAATAAGGGGAAACACTAATAAGAAATAATATAACTATTTCATTTTCAATTTACTTATTTTTACATGAACAAATTATTTTTTTTATTTATTTTTTTAACAAATAAATAAAAATAAAAAAATATATTTTATTTCTTTTTTTTATTTCTTTTTTTTTTATTTCTTTTTTTTTATTTCTTTTTTTTTATTTCTTTTTTTTTATTTCTTTTTTTTTATTTCTTTTTTTTATTTCTTTTTTTTTATTTCTTTTTTTATTTCTTTTTTTATTTCTTTTTTTATTTCTTTTTTTATTTCTTTTTTTTATTTCTTTTGTTCTTTTTATTTTTGGAAACTGTTTATTGTGCCAAGAGGTATTTTTTGTTAATATGTGTCAAGACCGAAACCAAATGGTGTGTCGTAAAATCGAAAATTGTCTTCAATGCTGTTCATGTAAGACCAGTCGGCGCGGCAATTGCCATTGGATTGTGTTGGTTTCCAAACGGTGTCTGTGAATGAGTTGTATAGAATCTGTGAAGAGCAATCGATTTCGACTCCTCCGCATCCGCAAATGCAATTTGGATTGTTGCTGTTGTTTTTAATGAAAGCTGGCTCGCGAATGGGAGGAGGAGGAATCTTGACGAGTGGTTGTTTTTGTTTTTCGCTGTAAGGAAGAACAATCCAGTAAGAAGGGTCGGAAAACACAATGCGCGTCTCTCTGCTGGCATCCTTCAAACGATATTGAAAGTGCTTGGATACAATACCTGGAATCCAGAATAGAATCTTGACAATTGCAAACCCAAACGCCGCATTCGGAATATCGTGTTCAAAAAACTCTACGGATTTCACCATTGCAATTCCTTGATGTTCAAACACCTTCTTCATGTAGTCGCTATGACCCATGTGAGCGCGATTGACACGAGGAATATACAAAGTAGACAACAACATTTTAAAACGACGACGACGATGACAACGATGGTATAAGAAACACTAATGAAAATATAAATAAAAAATAAGTTTTCAATTTACATTTTTTCAATTTAAAAATCATATATTTTTTTTATAAAAAGATGGAAATAAAAAGAATGAATGGATTATTATATTTTTTAAGCTTATTTTTTTTTAAGCGCCGCCTCTAAAAATAATAGGATTATAATATGGCAAAAAATCGAAACAATTTTTTCCATTCGCATCTTTTCTAAACGTAAAACCGTCAGCACAGCACCCATATTTCGACGAGTCGCATCCATAGCGCGACTGGCGGAAATTATACATTTGATTTGGAGTCATTTGACCCGGTCTCATAAGTTCATTCATGTAATCATCCATATCATTATCATAGTAATTATTGCTGCTACGATTGTCACTCCGATCCTCTTCATCGTCGTCGCCACCACCTTGACCTTGACCTTGAGAATCGGGTTTGGGGTAAGTCCTGCAGTCACCTACAAATTTTTTAGTTTTAGGATCGCGTGTACACGCGGTGTTGCAATATAACTTTGCACATGTGTCTGATGAACTGCATCCAAACATGAATTTTTTCCCTGATTTATCTACATATTCAATTCCGCAAAATCCGACATCTTCATCGTATTTGGGGTCGTTGGGTCCGCGTTTTTTACTGTAAGGATCGTACCTGTTGAATTGTTTGTTTGATCCGGTGCTCGGTTGTTCGTAACATTTTGCTTGAGTACAGTCCAAAACGTCGGTATCGTCACCACCGTCGTCTCCACCACCACCTCGACCCTTTTTAGATGGAGACGGAGGAGGGGGCGGATCTGGATTGGGTGGCGGTTGGGGACAGTTGCCTTGAGGGCAGACAACCGGATCACATGCACTACAGTCAGGATCATATTGACAGTAATCTTTGTCTTTTGTAATTCCGCCTTCATATCCGCCCCAGGTGCACACTTGAGGACAAATGCTGGTTGGTTTCAAAACGGGTGGAAACCACGGAGTTAAGTCCAGAGGGGTATACGCGGATTCACTACCTTTGAGCGTAATTGTCTTCGTTTTAAATAAACTAGCAAGCGGGCTTTCATGTGGTGCGTATTGGTTTTTTGGATCAAAATTTATAGTGAGAGTGTCGCTGACTTTGCCGTTTAAATTTAATTCAAGTTGATTTATGTACATGTCTTTACCGGTGGAATCATCGGAATCATGAAAAGTGGCTGTAAATTTTGAAGTCGTCGTAAGTCCGCTACCAATAATAACATTCTGTATTTCGGCTGCGAGTTTTTTACCAGTATAATTATCAGGGGTAATCATCAATGATGACATTTTTCCTGTAGAATCTGCTATATCAAAACTGTTGTAACCATCTTCCACGTTGTATCGCGTGCAGTTGCCGTCGACGTCACCTTTCGGACGCTGCCAGCACCCTTTCGGACACGTTCCCGGTTCAAATCCTTCTCTCAATCCAAATAAACTATAGTATGAACCGTAGAGTATAACCAATATAAGTATGCTAAATAATACCCACTTGCCCATTGCAATATTAAAATCCAAATTAAACTTCATACAATTATTATTATGATTATTATGTTACAATTATATTACAACTATATTACAAATATATTATATTACAAATATATTACAATTATACTATATAAATATTAAATAAAAATGAATTATATTAAATAAAAAATGAATTGTTTAAATTAATATAATTCATTTTTGTTCTATTTTTTAATTCAATTTTTAATTATTCTAAACCTTTTTCTCTCTGTATCTTTATTACACCTTTTCTCATTTAAAACGCCCAAGTTTTCAGCAAACCACATAATCATTTGCTTTTGGGATTCTATTGCTTGGGTCGTTATGTTAAAAGATTGAAGAGTTACCCCTTCTGTAAAGTCAAT